GACGAACCGCTCACAGTAAATGTCCTCAAAAAAGCCAAGCCATGCTACGAGCGGGTCGTCTTGCATAGTCAGGCCGATCACGTCATCAGGGCCACACAGGTTAAAGAGACCAGAGCAGCCATACATCGGCGCATCGGCCAGGGTAATAGAACGAGATTTGATGGTTTCCAACATACCACCGACTTTGCCTTTGACACTCACGCTCTGTACATTGTTAGTTGCCAACCACTTGCGATATTGTCTCATAGTCAAGGTGGAGCCATGAGGTGCAAGTCCAGCGGTGAGTGGCAAGCCACCTGTCTGTTGGGCCTGTTGGGTCTGTTGCAAGATATTGATTAAAGTATTCAGATCGAGGTTCATTGCGCACCCCCTCGATTCAAGGTCTGGCTGGTGAATTGGTCATACATGGCTTCAAAAGAAAATGGCTGCTGATTTTTCTTTACGGCTTCCCCAATCTCGTTCAATTGTTTCTGAATAGCTGCCAGATCAACGGTCGCTACAGTCTTTTCTGCTGCAAATTGTGCGGCTTGACTGCGCGGCAATGCGCTAAACAATTCGGTCAATGTATCTTGCAGACTCTCTTGCTGTACATTACCGCCCTTCAATGCCTCGGCCATCGTTGCCAGCGCCTTCGTCTGCGCGGCGACGGCCTCACGCAATTCTTTGACTTCTTCTTTTAAACCCCCGGCCTCTTGCTCTTGTTTCTCTTTGTCATTCTTTACTTCTTGGTCGGGGGCCAAACTCTTGACGAGCAATGCCCGCTGTTCATCGGTTAATTTCTCTACGGCGGCCTTGATTGCTTTCTCATTCTGACTAGTCTGCAAGGCAGTCTTGAAGGCTTCAAGACTATCATGCTTTTCTGATTTCAAGTCACGCTCATAAAGCTCCTTAACCTCATCCAGCGGACGTTTCAAATCTTCTGCAACCTGTTCCAACAATTCTTCAGTTATCTGGAGAGGCATATTATTTACTCCTAAAGCTGTTATCGGCACGGCTGGTGATTTCGTAGCAGATCGCTCGAAAATCACTACGCGCCTGTATACGCCGTCTTCACGGTCTTTTTCCTTGAAGCGCAGGCCGGCTGAAACTTTGTACAGGCCAGGTTGTTCTTGATACCGCTTCCGTGCTGCCTGTGCGAAAGGTGTATCATAAAAGCTCCCAGCCTCGAAGAGATAATCCCCTGCCCGCATTTGCCGCTCGCATATTCCAACGTCTAGCCCAGGAATATGCTCGTGACGTAGGGGGCCTCTATCATCCGTTATAGTTGCATAAGTGATAGCAAAGTCCATTGCCTTATGTGTCACGAATTCGTCTTGTAAATCCCACATGGCGGCACTAGTGATGGTTGCCCAGCGCCATGTACCATTAGATGATTTGTATATTGTTAGTGAATCTCGTTCAAGATCGGGCGCTTCTGGCAACAACTCTTTTATGACTTCAATAACTTCTTGCAATCCCTTTTCTCGTTCTGGTTTTGCTGCCTCGAAAGAACCTTTTTGTTCCCCGCAGTGTTCACGGGCCTGTGCCTCAGTCCACGTTCCAGTAGGATAAAGATAGGCTTCAGCGGTCGTAGTATCTTGGCCCTTTGGTCGCCCGATACGGATTTTTAGTTGTTTGCCATCACGCGGCCCCGCCCCTGGTTTATCACCGCTGGTAATAACTCGAAAGCTGCCTTCTTGAAAATCATTAGAGGGTCGCACACGGCAAACGTGATTAGCCTGCTTCTCTACTTCCAATTCTTGGCAATCTGTTTTAATGCCCGCCATACTCGTTAAATCACGGCTCAATTGATTGACCAACCTGCCCCTTTGGCGCCGCCTATCAAGCACCATCTTGTTGCCGCATTCCGGACATTTTGGCGATTCGCTTTCTGATTCCGTCCGGTAGCCACATTCTGGACAAACGAAGGGCATCACGGCTTTTTCTGATTCCATTTCACCTTCTTCGGCCTTGCGCATCCAGCGCCCACCTTCAACTTTGTGTGTTCGCTTGAACATGGCAATAGCAGCCGCCCAGGCATTTTCTGGCCCATCCTCAGCGCGTTCCATCCCATCTGCCCAACGAGCGATCAAATTTGCCTGTCCAAGCGTCACCTTTGGCTCTATGCCACGAATGGCGGGATTTGCCTCAGACAACTTGCTATAAACCTTTGGCGCAACATGATACGCCCCAGCGGCCCAGGGCCTGGTGACGACAGAATCATCAAAAGCATTTGCCCGATATTTGTTGCCTATGACGGCAAAGTCGTGCTTTAACACGTCATCAACCGATACATCACCACGAGACGTGATGAGTACTTTCGTGCCGTCATCTGCCGATACGGTATAATCCCAACCATGTGTCGCCTTGACGGCTTCAGCTTCCAGGCCATCACCCCGCAGAGGGATTTGTTGCAAAGTCTTGATTCCCTCAAGGTCTCGTATTCCTGGCGCGGCCATGTGAGAAAGCAAAATAGCATTAGGCGTAATGCCCAGGCTATTTAGTTCCTCGGCAACGTTGGCTGGGGCCTCAAATAGCCATACCTGGCCCTTGTGACCCACTACCACTGCGCCCGTCTTTAAAATTTGAACGTCCATAATTTAACCCGTTTTACTACTAGCCCGCTTGGGCAAATAAAAAAGCCAGCCCCGCGCTTTCGCGCAGAACTGGCCCAGACTTTCTAGCGTTTTTCTAAGCCGCTACCCCGGATTTAGGCCGGGGCTATTTTGTTGATAATTATATAGCCTAATTACTTTTATTTAATAACTTGTCGGATAGTCTTCTAAATCCCGCAATAATTTCCCTATAACGCTCTAAGACACCCGATATTTCTCTTTCGGTTTCCCGAAAGTCAAATTCACATTCTCTGATAGCCATAGGAAAATGAAGCTCTGTAGGCAACTCGGTGAAGTCAACCTGACGATAGTTTAATCCACCATCATTGCTATAAAGGTAGATATTACCTTGTTTGATAGCTATCCCATATTTATCGTACATTTCACTTAATATCACATTGTTTCGATTGACCTTTTCAATTCGGCCAATACTTCTAAAAATTCGCCCTCAGACAGTGAATATATCCCTTTTCCAAGACGATAATCTTCTGCGCTTCCATCAAAGATATGTCTATCTTCAAACCAAATCTCGAACCCATAGCCATTATCCCAAGGTCTCATACTTTTATGGATATGAACGGCACTTAAGTCCTCATTGATTCTAGTATAGATAGTACTATAATCGCTTGTGATATGTTTATAAATAGGCAGTTCTATTATAACAATCTTCTTTTCTCTTGTGGTTACAATCAATTCAACTTCTATTTTAGTCAAGACATACCCTCTTCTTTACTTGCTACCCACCTATTCTATTACTATTCCCCTCTTCGTGTTGCCTTTTCGTTCTTATCTACTATTCATTATGCCCCGTTGTAACTAGGGCGGCAAGTCCTTCAAATTTACTGTCCTTTTTTTGTGGGGCAATTGTTTCTACTATTATCTTGAATTTGTGAATAAGCCATACTAACCAACATGGGCCAATAAAGCGAACTGCATACGACTCTAGCTTTACCCATTCCCTAGCAGGCGGCGCATTTCCAACGAATAATAGTGTTTCCCATATTCGGCAGGGTACAATAACACTATCAAATATTAGGCAATTCTTTGATTCTTCACCTGTCATGGCTTGCTCCCTCTCCCTTCTCTGCTACCCACCATTTCATAGCATCCCACCTTACGTCTATTATAACACGAAATTCCTGATTTTGCAATACCTCTTTTCGTAATTGTCGGAGCCGTTGGAGCAGGCAACACTCATCAATCGAGACGGGCATTTCTACAATCTTTGCTGCGCCGGTGGAATAAGTCGTTCGTTCTTCTATCATCGCTTTATCTCTATTGCAGATAAGTGGTATAGAATTGTGTTGCCGACAAACTCAATGGCTTCATATTCAAGCTCAATTGAAGCTGTATCTATTTTGTCGTATTCATCCAAATGATGAAAATACTGCGACCTGAAAGGAACCAGTGTAAATCTTAAGTTCTTGGGATACACTTTTGAGTATGAAAGTTGTATCGCTGTTACATCTTTTGTATTTAATGCTATCACCTTATTTACTGGCTCTGCCCTAGCCTCATTACGGAGACTCCAATTTCTTATAGCTTCATTCTTTTTATGATTTTCTTGTAGTATGATAGAGCCGTCTGATGGAAGTGTAAAATGAACAATCGGCCCAGCAGCTTGACAAAGAGGGCAACGCATCCGCCCTTTTCCATTGAAATGATAATCGTTGTATTCTTGCATATATTCAATAATAGCATTACCGCAAAAAGGACATGGTTCTACCTTTGGCATTTTATATCTCCCCACACTTCAGGATCAAGTTGCTCCAATTCTACTTCTTGCGTGGTTCCATAAAGCGCATGGTAGGCTGCTGATAAGGCGAGCCTACCAATTTTTCCAGCACGGCCATATAGCATGGTGAGTATACCCAATATCTCTTGGTGCGTCCAGATTCTTTCTATATTAACTTCCCATGATTCTATGGCGCACTGGTAAACAATGTATGCCCCGATTCTGCCTAATGCCTTATGCCAATCACGAAGCAAAAACTTAAAGGGCCACGGCAAAGTATTATGTGCACTATGTAATGCCGCTAAGACGTTGATGATTTCTTGTGTTGTCCAAAGGCGTTCTCTAGGTTCCATTGATAACCGTATTTTTAATGTGTATAGTCTGAATAAGCATATCCATGTACCTTTCAAGCTCGGCATTCAGCATTCTTACAATATTATCTTGTGTTTCTCTATCATGATGTTCAATTGGAACTTCTAAGAAAGTTATTCTTATAGAATACCAATTTTCTCGCCCTTCAATAAGATATGAATTATTTGCCCCGTTCTTTATATAGGTAATTTTGCTTTGTTTCATAGTTTATGCCTTCCATTTCCCAATATGTATAAGAACAAGATTATCATTCTCATCCATTTCAACGTGTATCAAAGCCTTATCTTTAGCCCATTGCTTCATGATAATAGCCTTGTCAGCATCTACTTTAATTGCAACCGCGCTTCCATCAAGCGCATTTACAATCCTGAAAATATTATCTCCCTCATGCTCTATTGTAGCACATTGGTCTAATAGGAGATCGCAAAGGGTCATAGCGGACAAAACAAATTTACATGGCATAAACTTTTCTAGATCAATGTCTCCTAAACTGGCATAGGTATAGGCATTATCAGTTTCTTTTTTCACCCACAATGCAATTTTGCCAGCCACAACTTCGCTTGGTATGGTCATGGTATTCCCTCCTCCTCCATCATCGCTGCAATATCTTGTCGCTCCTCACCTGCCGGTATGCGCACGATAGGCAACAGCATGTGCCGACAATTCGTCAAGCACTCCAAATGTCCAGGGATGATGTCCTCAGCTAATATCTGAGCAAGCGGGAAGATATGGTTGGCATATTGATCACAACCTCTCGGCCCCGTGCAGGTATTCGCATCATTCGGCCCAGCGAACATGAATAGGGCCACCATGTCACGCGGCTGTGCCCCGTCGAACATGGCAAACATGAGCGAGCCGGCGGCCCACAATGCGCCCGCATACATGGCCGTTACCCGGTGGTCAAGCGCCAGTAATTTCTCTGCCAAAGACCTATCGTCATCGAGTTCCATTTGAGCAACGATAGCAGGTTCAAGGCTATCTTGTATATAACGTATGTGTTCGGCCAGTGCGGCCTCAAACACCTCAAGTTGTTCTGGTGTGAATTCTTCAATGCCAAGCATATTGAGCAAGGCGCGTTCCCATCGCCTGCGCGCTTGAGTCACGAACCAAGCGATGAAAGCCGCTATGGCCCCCCGATCATCGTCTTCAGCTTCGCGCTTTGCTTGCTCCCAGCGCCGTGCTATGTCTCGCTCATAGCGGCTCGTAGCCTCAGACAATTTCAAGTATGCAGCAGGTATCTCTGGTTCAGTTTGCTTGTACCTGAATATTTTGTGTAGGCTTCTGAGAGCCGTTATCGCCTTCCACACCACTATATGCACGTTCCGCCTCTGGAATATAGCATTTTTCTAACAAATATAGCAAGTTGCGGGCCGCATCTGCTGTCTTTCCCGCGAATTTGTGGCGAATCGGGAAGATTTGCAAAGAATTATTGACTCTAACTTGTGGCTCAAATTCGCCATTGTCTGGCAAATGTGATTTGAGCATCGCCCCAATAACTGATGGTATATCCTCGCCTGCTATCTCTGGATCAATCACGCCCCACTCAATCGCCGATTTGCGTACCTCTTCGATAGTAAAAACAAACTCGCCGCGTTCCATTCCTGCCCGCGCCATGCGTTCTATCGTCTGCATATTTGTGGACAGAATATCTGCGGCCAGCTTGTCTTGTTCATCGTCTGGCGCATCGAATTTGAAAGTAACGCCGACTGGCATGATTTCGGTATTAAAGCGCAGTTCTACCTCATGTATGAACCTGCCAGTGCCTCTACCCCGCGCCTTTTCTGCTTGCACAGAATATGCTTGCCCACCACCTATACCAGCGTGCCGAATCAACCAATAATCACCTATAGCCTCGCCTATATTCAAAACAACGACTTTGGCCCACCATTCTTGCATAACATCCCAATCAAAACTCTCTGGCAATCCGATGAGGGATTGCAAGCTAAGGGATACAGGATTTAGCGGATCGTCATTGCCAAGATTGAATACACCAGGCCAAATTTCGCTCTCTTTATTCTGCCTTTCCATCATATAGGTGCGATAGGCCGTTTCCAACTTTTCGCGTGATATGCCCGACCAAATTGCAACCCACTGCGGCGGAAGGTTGCCAATCTTCTGGCGATAGTATTGTAAGAATCCGATCATTAACTCAAGCGCGTCGTATAGGCGACTAACGGCACAATAACCGAATCCCCTGAATCTATCACGGCCACTGGCTGCTGGAATAATGCGCAATAAGTTTTCATCTGGTATCGCTACAGCTTCGCCATATTCTGGCAGATAATACCAGAATGCAGTCTTTTTATTGCGGTCATAACTGCGCACCATGCGCACGCTATCGAGGTGTTGTATGCCGAGTACTGGCCCAAAGGTTGAGCCTTTACGTCTACGCCCTAACTCTGCCCAGGCTCCCTTATCTGTCGCCAAAAAGTCAAGGCCCTCAAGGCCAATATAATAGGTGAACCCCTTACCGCCCTCAGCATCGTGTAATTTGCGAGCTTCCCGCGTTGCATTTATCTTGCCGCCCGTTACCGTCCATTGTCTGGTTTGCAACCGCTCTGTATAGGCGTTCAGAATACCAGATAATATTGGCTCATGTTTCCAGGCTTCGGCAAGATATGCATCACGGTCATAAGAGCCATAGGGCGGCAGTTTCTCTTTAGTATAATTGGAAAACAGATAATCAACCCATGCCCAGCCGCCTGTGGCAACGTTGCCATGTATAAACCTCGGTTGTATACTATATACTTTAGCCACTAATAAGTTGTTCCTGTTTCAACTCTAGCCTATCGGCCTTAACTACATAAACCGATGGAAGCACAGCGGCCCAAGCATCGCCGCATTGTGGACAACGCACAACAGATACTTGTCCTGGCTCAATCGGATCATCAAAGGCGACTTCATGCTTGCACGTTTCGCAGCGAGTAGTGAACCACGGTTCAAGTTTAGTATGAGTAACATGCCATGGTTCAGAATCAGAGGGTTCGGCACTAGAAATAAACCATGATAATGCACGGCCCCTTTTTATTTTCTGCAACGCAATATACCACAGAACAGCATTTATCAGAAGCATGATAATAGTAATAATGAATCCAATAATGGCTAGTTGATCGGCTTTCATTTCCGCAATTCCTCTGGTATCACGAGGTTCAACCCATGCTTTTTGTTGGTATAATCAATATCTTGCACGAACTGTCGCCATGACTCTATAGACATAGGAAATACCTCTTGTATCCCTACAATGCTATCAACCAAAAACTGCAATTGGCGCGGCACATCGTTGATGCCAGCAAGCAGTTTTTCAAAAGCCTGTTCTTTAGTCAGTTCTGTCATTTTAAGACCCTACTAATTATCTAAAGCATATCTGCAAACAGTGATAATCGCCTGCGCAAAGTCAAGCGCCAAATTTACAGTCGCCAGAGTTGGCTTGCGGGCTGGTTGGTGAAAAATAATATTGCCATTATCATCCACTTTAATCACCCATATATCATTGCTTTCCATGCCTTGTAATTGTGCTTGTTTTCCATAATCAAATATAATAACTTCCGCCATGTAAAATTCCTTTCTAAAATCCCCAAGCCTCCCCACCCTTTATCATCATAATTGTTAGCAGCCAAACCGCCGCGTCTAGCCTGTTTGGGCTTTCCATCCCAAGCCCAGGTTCCCAAGTGCAATATTCATCCTCAAGTTTTTGGAAGACACCAACATGGTGGACACGCCCCTGCTCATATAAAGCCGAGACAGGTTGCGCCCTGGCCTGTTTAGACCTACTGGCCCAAACTGTGCGATAAACTACATCATTGCTCCCAGGAACAGAACGTAACGTATGAAGCACCATATCACCGCCCTCATTCTTTTCAGCCACGACGAAATTGGCGCGGTATTTGTTATGCGTCGCGACAACTTGTGTAGCCCATTCTGCTGGCGCGCCGCCCTTTGTCGCATCCTCAAGTATATAGCCATGAATTAGACCGTCTACTTTTGCAACACCACCAGCTACAATACCAGTTTCACCTACTGACCCATGCGGATCAACTCCAACACCGATCATATAAAGCTCAGGATATGACGTGACACGATATTTCTCTATCGTTTCCCGCGTCCAAAGCGCCCCCGGCGCATCTTCTATATCTTCCGCCAATATCTCTTGCCGATAGGCTATACTGGTCAAATCCCCTGAAACTTCTGCGAGTGCTTCTGTGCTGATATGAGGATTCTCATAGCTCGGAAATGAAAAGGCTTCCCAGCGGCCAGTTCGATCTTGTGCTGCCAATCTGAACATCTTGGCGGCGTGCAACGGGTCTCTGGCCCTGCTCCGTGTTCTGGATTCTAGTGATGGTGGGGTATAGATAAAAACCGCATCACCATTATTGTCCAAGAGCATAGGCGCGCCTACAAGCCCCCAGGCATTTTCTTTCATCAACTGCCATTCGTCCAATATAAGCAAGTCGGCATAATCACCGCGCAAGGTGTCAGCATCCCAAGCAGTCTTTGCCCTGATGCGCTGTTGCGTTCCTGCCAATTCAATGATATGGCGCGTCTCGTTTTTGTAAAAGATTCCATGTTCAAGAGGCTCTTTCAAAGCCCGCTTGCATTCCTCCCAAAATCTGTCTATCTGTTCCTGTGTTGGCGTAGCATAAAGCACACGATTGCCAGCAAGGAAAGCCCTGACTGCCAAGATCGAAACGCCGACTGTTTTGCCGCCGCGCCGCCCAGCCCGGATAATCTTGCGCTTCGCTGCGCTATCAATAAACCGCTTTTGCTGCTCATGTGGTTGCCGTAGGCGAATCGTCAGTTCCATCGTATACTACCTTGAGGATCAATTCCCCCCCGTCTGCGCCGGTTAGCTCGTGGCGCTGTTTTGGAGGCCCAAGCAAATAATCAGCAAGAAACTTGCGAGCCTGTGAATTGCCACGTTTGGCTTGCTCTACAGCCTTCTTAATAATCTTGCGCCAATCGCTATAAGTACAAGCAGACAACGTGATTTCTAGGAATCGTTCCTCACGTTCCTTTTTTGGTCGCCCAGGGCCGCCACTATTTCCTTTTGCAAATTGGCCGTTTTCGTTTCGCTCTACCACCGTTTTCCCGCCGTCTAAACCGCTATTTTGACAACTCCACAGTCACCTTCAATATCGATTCACGCCACATAAGCAACTTTAAAGCCTCTGCCATTTCACTCTCTGGTATATCCAATTGGATTCTCATTCCATCGCCAGAACCGTGTACTTTGATTGCCGTTTGAATCGGGGGGAATGAGGCAAGAAAAGTAACTTTTTCTTGATTCATTCTGGCCCCACCTTATTACCCGCTTGCTCAACCCGCATAGCGTCAAAAAACTGCTGCCGTTGGGCGAGATAAAGCACGGGCAATACGATGGCAAGGTCGGTCGTCACCTCTTGGAGCCAAGCTGAAACACAGCGCCAGTCGCACAGATAAACGTCCTGGTATACACCGCTTTTGTACAATATGCGAGCAACCAAGCTGGGCGATTCTGCGCCGCAGTTTCCGCAAGTGCGAATTTCCTCAATTGGCAATAGGCTCCCACACGTTGGACAGGTTTCCATTACATCACCCCCGCTTCGTGCAATTCTTGCTCGATTTTTGCATCATGCCCCCACAACGCTACTTGCGCCGTGATGACGCCGCCCGCATCGCCAAACTCCATTTCCATGCGGCTGACTAGCAGATTGAGCCAGGCGGAATTGGCAAAGACTTCTTGAAGTGCTGCCACGACCTCGGCGCGTGTTGGTCGAGTGAGAGTAAAGGCGATCATATCTTACTTTCTACAAAGTGATAATAACCCCGCATGGCATAGTAATGCCTGAGATACAAAATATCATGTATTAACAGTTCTTCTATTCCAAGCGGATCATATACGTCACTACTTTGTTTTAGATACCTAGATGCTTGCCATAATGCGGTCTGGCGCGCGTACACTATAGACTGCGGGAACCTCTCAATCTCTGATTTGCTTAGTGCTACTTGGCTAGTAAAAATCCGTGCCGGATCAACTTCATAATAACCAGACTCTCTCTCAAGCAACTTCATTCTTTTGTTTTTCTCCCTTCTTGAACTACAAACTACTAAATCTTGCTGCATATCATCCCCGTTCTTGATATTTTATAATCTCTACAAAAAACTTGATGGGGGCCTTTGTTGGAATACTTTGTACATCAGCCCATATTGTATCTGTTTTTGAATTTAATCTTGGTATCACATTAACATTATATGATAGCCCGGGCTGCAATATCTGTAATATACTACGTTGTAACTTAGGAAGTACAATTTCAGTATATTGACTATGCCTAATTGCCACCTCTTTTGTTTCATTACCCCAACTTAATCTAAGAATATACAATATTCCTTTTTTTCTTGAGGTAATTTCAACCCTATCTACAGTAAAATGAGCGGCATCAATAATATCTCCAGGCTTTATTATCTCAATGCTTTTCCCCCATGAAATATTATTGCCAACTAGTAAAAAAGGTGATTTGAATAGCCGATTTGAGTCAATCATCTTTGACCTTAACTGTCACACAATTACCATCCCTGACGTAGACAATACATGGTGCAGTGCAGTGCCCCTTATACCATCTTTTGTTTTTATTTCATAATGCTCGCCAGCGATTTCTACTTTGGCTTCATATCCACACCATGTACCATAATACTCCCCATCTGGCAACGTAGAAACTGGAACGACCTTCTTGATACTAGTAATACTTATTTGCATAATTCCTCTTTTCTACTCTCTCCTAAACTTATCACTACCCAACCACCATTTGAGAGTATGCGATGCTTTGAATCCCGAAAGTCTATACCACAAATTTATGAGCCGCATTACAAATTTGCGGCGCAGTGTTTTCAACTTTGACGGTACTGGAAACAATCTCTCAATGTCAGACATAGATAAACTGCCCAGCGTATTTGTAAATGCCGGGGTAAAGCCTGGCGCGCCAATAGCCGACAGGTTGACATCGATCTCAATAATATCCGCTGCTTGTTCATCCGTTAGGTTTACATTACATCGCCAAAAGTGGTGCTTTATAGCCGCTATAGCTTTATCATTCATGCCCCATTCACTCCAAAGCATCCAGATTGTACTTATTTAAAAAGCCCCCAACTATGATCATACAAGTGCGCCCCATCGCTCACACACACCTGGCGGCCAGGTTTCAATCCTGCCCATTCTGCCACGAACTCAAGCAGCAATTGCAAGCCGCCCAAGTTCATCGGCAACCCGGCGCACAAATCCCATGACCGCCAGAATGTTGTCATCTGCAAGCCTTCGGTGGGCAACGCCTTGAAGCTAATAAGGCGCAAACACGGCGGGTCGTCTAGCCAAACATCGCTGGGCTTGCCGACTTCGATGACTGCCTGATTCGTGTCGGGCGTCTGCCTGAGCATTTCGCATACCATCTCAAGTTGCGGCTCGATCCGTTGCCCATAGGTGTACTGAGTGTTTGGCGGGCAGTAAGGCGAAATGAGATAATCTTGGAAATAGGCCAGGATCGCATCGTCACGGCTTATCTGTTGTCCCCGATACTCTATGCCAAGTGGGCGGGTCTCAGGATGGGAAATAATAAAAGCCAAGAAGTCAAGCTGTTTGCGCTGCTGGCCTACATAAGAACCACGCTGGATAGTGTAGGTTCGGCCTCGCTCAAGACAAAGCTGGCAGCAATTTAGCCACGCTTCGCCGATGGTGCGATAGGTTAGAATCTTATCTTGCACAGGTAGGCCCCATTTGTCCCTGGTAGCGGCCATTATATACCGCTTCAGGTTCATTAGTCATTTGCATCAGAACGAGTTGGACGATCCGCTGCCCTGCCGTTAGCACGATCTCTCTGTGCGCGTGCAATTCCATCGTCAACTCCCCGCAAAATCCAGGGTCGATCCAGCCGGCCAGGGCGTGGTCGAGACCCATTCGCGCAAGGCTTGACTTGAGATACAAGACGCCTGCTGCCCAAGCTGGCATTCTTACAAACTCAACCGTAGTCGCCAGGATTGCAGTTCCGGGCCGAAGGACGATATCGCCATAAAGCCGCTTGCCAGTCACTAACTCGATATATTCCTCGCCCAGTCTCAGGTCAATACTAGCAGGATTGACGCAACCAGCATCGAATGGTGTCAAGCCGCCATGTGAGGCCCAGTCTATTAGAGCAGTATCGGGGAGAATCATTATTCTCTCTCTACAAACACGATAGGCAGCCATTGTCTATGTAGCTCTGGGGCAGGTAACTCTGAAAAAGTCTGTGAAACAAAACCCGTCATCGTCTTAAGGCAAGCCGCCCTTGCTTTCACATTGCCCGACGATCTCAGTACAATCTACCAAATCCTCGCCAGGTTTCATCTGGCACAAACAAGGCTCAATATCATCGGGTTCCCGTATGCATACCCATACAGGCTTGATATATTCTGATGCCTCTTTGACGCCGAATTCTGCTTCAAGGTCTACATTATAAGTCCAAGCAGCAGCAAACTTAGTCTCAGGTTCAGGTATATAATCTGTGCCTATGATACCCGTCACAACACTGGCCTCAAACAAAACTTCGCCAGTATCAATGCGCCTCAATTGTCTAATAAGTCGCAGTTGGTGAAAATGTGTCGTTGATTCAACGGGCAATAATCTGCCCAAGTCTACCAGCGCGTGACTGGCAGCTTGAAATAAAGGCCGCACATTATCAGACTCTTTTGGCCCGATAGTCACAATCGGCACGGGCACAAAGTCCTCTGGCAATACAGGCGTCGGCGTTGCTAATGGCGAAATAGGCGACGCCTCACTAGTTACCGTCATCGTCGGGGTAGGCTCTGTTGGCTCTGGAGTAGTAGTGCAACTACTGGTTGCCAAAAGCACGATAGCGACTAGCAAGCCAACAAATACCAATGACAGAATAAAATGCTTTGCTTTTCTCGAAACAATCATTGCAAGTTTCCTTTCATAACGCCAGACTTGTGAAGATTATCTTTCATTGCGCAATGAACGGGCCAGGCGCGGCCCCGTCCAACCGCGCCCGCCCAGAACGCCTATCCGCTCCAAGACCAACCGAGTGTTGACACAATGAAATCCTCTAAGCAATCGTAAGCATACATATTTTGACCTTTCTAGTCTATATGGGCAAAAATCATTCTATACAGCAATGATTGAGGTGTGGCCCCAGTATCCATTTGGCAAGAATCTCAAACCAACACGGAAACTCGAACATTTTTACTTTACCTTTCTAGCTCTAGCTATCCGCCGATAGCGCCTCGTCCCAACCCAGACCCCAACCAAGAAATGCGGATTGCGCGCGCTCGCTCATCTTGATGATATTTGTCCCAACATTCGTCAGAACACACCCAGCCTTTTCTATAACCTTTGACGAACCAGCCTGAGCTCAGCAGTATATCGCCGTCACATACGATACACTTCTTATTCATTACATACCTCGCCGCCGCCCCTAATCTGGGCAAGGCCCCCAATATTCCCATTTCCCATATCGTCCCCTTCTGCCCTCAAATATATGCCTGGACGCCGTTACCGCCCCCTGTTTCCATATTAACCCGCTATTTTACCCCCGCGTCCAGGCGGGTTTTAATGCGGCCTGCCAGCGTCTAGAGTATTGGCCCCGCAGAGGCAATACTACACGGCAGAGAGCCGACTTTCAACACTGGCGACCGCCCGTACCAATATTATACCACAAACTATCCAGAAATTCAATAGCGCATTTTGGTTAGAAATGGTTAGAATTTGTCGCATAAGGTAATAGCCTTGCAAAAAGGCTTGACAGACTTGGCGAAATGCTGTATAATGATAAACAGATGTTTATAAAAAGGGGCATAATAAAGGAGAATGACAGTGATAATAAAGCCGAATTATATTCCTCAATGTATAACTGGAAAGGGTGGACGTTATTTCGTCGTATGCGTTGATATAAAAAATTTCTACAACAAAATTGCAAGGTGGAACATCGGGTGGCGGCTTAATAAAGAACAGGCAATGGCTTGCGCTGATGCTTGCCAGGATTTGCCAGCACTGGTATATCGTCATGCTGACGATTATTACCAGCCAGTTTATCGCAATATAAAAGCCAAGCAAGTATACGAGGCCAGAAAGGAAGAAGGATGTTAACAAAGACGAATACGATAGATACCAAACTTTTCAGGGAACTCATGGAACGATACAATGAATATCGCACGAAGTGGATAGCCAGCTTTGGAAACGCCGATGGCTTTGACGCCTGGTTTACAAAGCAGGTTTGTGGATAAAAAATAGATTGCTGCCCCGTTCGTGACGGGCGAGGTTTACCTGCAAAGGAACATCACTAGATTCTATCGAGCGGGGAGGGCCAGACTAGAGGGTGTATGGCTTGACGGCGGGGCGGCAATATAGAGAGGGAAAGCAAAGATGAAATGTCAAAATTGCAGATTCTACAATGAATTACACGAGGGGCTTGGAGAGTGCAGGCGGTATGCCCCGCGCCCATATTCTGATGAATTGAGGTGGGAATGGCCCCAAGTTACAAGCCCAAGTATGAGTTGGTGTGGTGAGTTTGAGGAGCGCCGTTGCCATTGCACATCAGGCCCAAAGTGGCCGACGATTGAAGAAGCCGAGCAAGAAGCCGCCGACTGGCGCGACCATCAAGATACAACGGCGCAACCAAGCGGGATATAAATAAGGCGCGAATTATAGATCGTCTGGACAAAGAGGCACAACGATGATAAGCAAAGAAGAACAAAAAGAACTTTTATTAGCCTATACAGACAAGTCGTCTTTGCGGCTCATAACGAGTGCAGAGCTTAGAGAGATTTCAACGAGAAAATGGCTTGAAATCGAGGAGCAGGTTGCATTCCTTGTGAGAAATGGAAAAATGACTAATGCACACAGCATAGACGATATAGCCCGCGCAATCTGGCGGGAGGCACATAGGCAAATGACCAACCGGGCAAACTGCCAAACAGGGCCATTAGCTGAGGCCGCCCAAAATCCAATACTGGCCCGCCTACCAAGTTTATAGGAGAAAAATTATGCCAGCCAACAAAGAAACTGCTAGGCGAATCAAAAAGATCGAGGCGCAGACAGAATGGCTCATTAACCGCAAAAGGGAACTTGAGCTTTCTGATGAGAATTATTCTGCATATATCGAGCGGGCAGTCAGCAGCTTTCAGTCCCCCATGAATCTGAGCGCCTTCTACAAAATCTTTGATGAGCGCGCAGAGATATTGAGTAATCTTGCCGCCCTGGATGGGACAAAACAATACCGTGAATATATTCACGGTATTGAAGGCCGCTTGATGTATCTAGAAAGTCAGCTTGGTCTATAGGCCAGAAAAAGGAGAAGGCAAGGTGACAACAAATATAGTTAGGGTTACAAAACATTGTGATAGGTACAATCTTTGTTCAAATGAAAAGGAATGGCTCGTAATTCTATATCTTCCCAATGGGCAAAAGTTGTCAGAAGCATGGGCAAAAGACCATGAGCCAGAAATTGACGGCTTGCTTGCCAGTGAAATCGTCGAATTGATTAGTCGGCGGGTAGAGGAATACTGGCTATCAACCAATAGAGAAAAGCAGCGCGAAATCATTGCCTGGTGTAGACAACATGCCAATGAGATTGACCGATTATTTGTAGAATACCAACTAGAACAATTGAAACGCAGGCGGGCAACAGTGGATAACGAGATTGTAAAATTAGAAGAATTATTAACCGATTTATGATCACTCTACGATTTCCTCCTGCCTATCAAGGCCCCGTATTCGCTGGGACGTGGCACAGAGAACCAGACGGCAGTATAGTTGCCACGATGACGCGGGCGCAAGTATTGGAACTTGCTGCGCTGTGGCGCGAAATAAAAGCAGAGTGCGCAGCATGGGGAATAAGACTAGAGGAGTAGAGAATGAGTCAAACATTTAGCCTTGTATGTGAGGAAACTAAGCAAAAGGTGTGGGTAGGGCAAGGATGGGGGAAGATGACGACTTTTTACAGCGGAGAGCTAGAAATAATGGCCCGTCTTGGTGAGTTTCTACGTGATCACGAGGGTAAGTCATTGAGACTTTTGTGTGACGATACGCATGATATACTAACCGGATATATCGAATACGGCGAGGAGCAAGATTATATCAATAATGAACGAGGCTGGGATAAAAATGCCGACACTAGAATTGGATTTTGAGGTGTTCTGTGCTGAATGCGGCGCAGGGCTTTGCAATAACGTTCAGGAAGGTAGAACGCCAAAACGCGGTATGCCATTTATAGAAGTTGCTCCCTGTGAACACTGCACAAAACGCTTGGAGGATAATGCCTATCAAAGCGGCTATAGTGCTGGTTACGATCACGGGATAGAACAGGCAAAGCCATGAACTGGCGTGACGACGACACAGACCGAACATATCTTGCTAGAAAGCGGGCGCAACATAGCAGCTATCAAGCAACCGAGAGATTCATGGATGGCGGCCCGTTCTTAGACTCGGATGGATATACGATAGTTATTCCTTCAGCATTTTACAATGCCGAGGCAGCCAAAACATGGAAACAGTTAGGCTTCCAGTATGACAAGAGCACACAATCCTGGAAACGCGACGTTCATAAGCCGTACAAAGGCAAAGTTTATTCCCCCCGCACATGGCTAAAAACTGTGCGCGGGGAATATGCCAAACTGTGGCCCCAAGCCATAGGAACAGAGGCTTGGGAAAGAAACGAGGGAAAAATCCCGAAGGGGCCAGCGCCGCACTGGTGCGGTCAAACTTAAATAGGGAGGAAATATGTATCAAAAGCTAGTGATTGTAGGCAACGTGGGACGTGACCCGGAGATGCGTTACACGCCCGCTGGTAAGTCGGTGACAAGTTTCGAGGACATGCCTTTTTAGGAGGGGCTATGAACGATAACGATAACAAAGATCGGAAGGATGAAATCGTCTTAATTATCAACGAGTGGTATAGGGACCACTCTTATGGGCCTGCCGTCCGGGACATTGCCCGTATCCTCAGCCTCAACCTCACCGGCACCTTTCTTATTATTGACAAGATGGTAAAGGATGGCCTTCTAGAATGGCCTACACTGGCAGATGGAACTAGGGCCAGTCGGTCATTGCGGGTTGCACAGAAAATGGAGGCTGAAACATGACTTTAGATGCTTTTTGTATCTACTGCGGCAAGCCTGCAACGCGCCAAGCAGGCAAGCCAATGTGTCAGACGTGCTACGAAGGAACGATTGCCCAAGATCGGCAGGCAATGTGTAAGACGATTGACCAATTCCTTGCCGATCTAGGCGCTGTACCAAAGCGCAATTGGGGCAAACTATTTGTCCACCTATTGCAAAGACTAGAGGAACTTGACGGCAATATTGGTTGGTTGCTATCGGAGCTTGAGGTAGAGATCGGCCAGCGACAACAGTTTGGGAATTGGTATGCTAATTCTCAGTTGTGATATTTCAACTGCAACGAAACAAAACCCATTCGGTTGGGCATTGTTCAACGGCAACGTCTACCTAGAGAGTAGTTCATTTGTCAAGCCTGGTGATGCTCTAGAGCGTATCATTGCTATAGGTAGATGGTTCGACGGGTTCATAGCAAAGACTATAACCAAAAGAGGGATTGTCAAGTACTGCATTATTGAACGTCCGACCGGCGATCATGGCAATCGTAAAACCGACAGGATGCTAGGCGGCGTCTATTATCTACTGGCCTACTTGTGCCAGAAATATGGTATTGAATTTGTAGATGTGACGCCTGCCGAAGTCAAAGTAACTGGAATTAGTAAGCACAATCTGGAATCAGGAATAGCTTGGATAAGACATGAAGCCCGCGACTCTGGGCGCAAGGTTGGCAAAGATGAGGTAGATGCTATAGGTATTGCGCTTGCATTTTTGAAACGTGAAAGGATTTGGCTATGAGTGATGAATATCGAGATTTAAAAGAAGCATCGCCGCAAGAATTGCTTGAAGCTGCTATCGCTGCCTATAGACAATTTAATCCAGAAGCCGAGCGATGGATGCGGCTAGGCTTTGCATTGGCCCAAAAAACAGGATGGGAGCAGGTCGCCCCTTATTGGCTCAGAATGTGGCGACAAAATCCAGGCTGGAAATCTTGCTCTGCTTGTGGCCGAAAGTTGGAATTGTGCGATGGTAAATTGGATTGCCCAGATTGCACTAATTATGAACGAGCTTATTTTGAGCCAAAACCAGTTGTATTCTGTCCTAAATGTAGTGCACAGTGTGAATGCGATGACCTAGGATGTTTTTGTCCAAACTGTGAACTTGACTTTGAACACTAATAGGAGCTTGCATTGTGGACATCATAGACAACAACGGCGAAATCGTACTATCTAAAAGTGATTCTGCTATAAGCAACGATTCTTACCTCATCCGCGTCGGCCCTTTTCGCTTCGGCAAGGCTGGCCTTGAAATCGAAGGAAAACCAGACTTTGATACTTGCAACAATGCTGTAACAACACTTAAGGCTGCTCACAATATTATACAGCTTGCTATTGGAGATTTGCTGAACTATATGCAGGGCAGATTCGGAGAAGCATATACTCAGGCGCTAGAGGCTTCTGACTATTCAAGCGGAACAGCGGCCAATGTCCAATGGGTTGCCCGCAAAGTAGCACCGGAAGTAAGGCGGCTGGAAACTCTGACCTTTGACCACCATCGGGCCGTCGCCCCACTTCCAGTAGAACAGCAAATGGAGTGGCTTGACAAGGCAGAGCAAGAAGGATTGTCGGCTCGCACTTTACGCAAGATGATTCACAAGCCGCAGTTGCCGCCGCCCAATGACGGCAGAGCAAAGGGCATTGTTTATTACGAAGAAGGGCGGCTAGAGATTTGGTGCAATGGTAATGCGCTGAAACAGATTGACACCATTATTGAGGCTACTAGGGCCTGGGTGAATTGGGAGTAATATGGGCGAGATTCTAACATTGCTCATTCCAGATGACTTTGACCTGGTAGAGCTTGAGGCCGCACTGTCCGAGGTTGAGGCTTGCGGGGCAAGCACAGCGACCAGGATTCTTGAGGCGTTGCGCCGTGAATATGCAGCACAGATTGGGGCTTGACAGATTTTGTGTTTGGGTGTATAATAGAGAATGCCAGGCAAGAATGAATATAGGTTTTAGCCGAGGGCCTTGATCCCCCGGCCCGTTTTGCCGCATTCTTGCCTGGCAGCGAGAGTGGATTTTAACAACAAAGCGGGCAACGGGCATGGGGATCAGGGCCTTTTATTTTACAACTAGAGTAATATAAGAATGGAGAAATGAGCATGAATTATCAAGCCTTCTTGAAAACAAAATGTATCAAAGCAAAAACGTGCGGCATTTCTGCGCCACAATCTGAAGTACACAGGCTACTTTTTGACTTCCAAAAGGATTTGACTATCTGGGCGCTGCGCAAGGGGCGGGCGGCGATATTTGCTGATACTGGCCTGGGGAAGACATTCATGCAACTGGAATGGGCCAGGTTATCTGGCAAAAGAACATTGATTATTGCCCCCTTGTCAGTAGCCAAACAAACGGTAAGAGAGGCGCAGAAAATTGATCTGCAAGTCTATTATGTACGCAGCCAGGAACAGGCGGATAATAGCCCATCGCAAATCTATATAACCAATTATGAAATGATCGAGCGATTTAATCCTGCCGCCTTCGGCGCGGTAATATTAGATGAAAGCTCGATTTTGAAAGGGCTTGACGGCAAGACGCGGCGCAAGCTAACGGATATGTTTTCTGATGTGCAACTAAGACTCTGTTGTACAGCAACGCCAGCCCCGAATGACATTGCAGAGATTGCCAACCATGCCGAATTTCTAGGCGTGATGACCAGAGCCGATATGCTTGCCGCCTTTTTCGTACATGATGACAAAGGCTGGCGATTGCGCGGCCATGCTGAAGAAGCATTTTACCGTTGGCTCGCCAGTTGGGGCATGTCAGTACGCAAGCCGTCCGATCTCGGCTATGACGATGACGGATTCGTACTTCCCCCACTAAATATCTTTTCACTATTCGTCCCCACAGATTATGTCCCAGAAGACCAGTTGTTTTTTACTGGTCTCAAGGGCATAGGGCATAGGCGACAAATAAGACGCGAAACCATAGGAGATAGAGTCTCTGCTGCTGCTGAAATCGTCAATAATTCTAGCGAACAATGGATCGTTTGGTGCGGTCTGAATGATGAAAGTGCGGCGCTGGCTAAAGCCATACATGATGCTGTAGAGGTACAAGGCAGTGATAGCCTTGATGCGAAGATTGAGGCGTTAGAAAACTTCCAGAATGGCACTATAAGAGTCTTGGTTACTAAAACGAAGATCGCTGGCTTCGGTATGAATTTCCAGAATTGCCACAATATGATATTCGTCGGCTTGAGTGATAGCTGGGAAGCATACTATCAGGCCATCCGTCGTTGTTACAGGTTCGGGCAAAAAGAAGAGGTCAATGTTCACATTGTACTCGGAGATGTAGAACAAGAGATTTACACTAATATTATGAGAAAAGAGGAGCAGGCAAATACTATGGCAACTAAACTCATCGAAAATGTACAGGCTTTTGAAAGAGATGAGCTGGCGGAACAAAATGATGGTGGGGAAACATATAACGTTGATACCATCAAGGGCAAGGATTGGACTTTGATGCTGGGTGATTCTGTAGAGCGTCTGGCAGAAATCAAGACTGACAGCATTGATTTTAGCGTATTCAGTCCGCCTTTTATGGATTTGTATACATATAGTCCTACGGAGCGTGACTTGGGTAATTCTGCCAATGCGGATGATTTCTTTATCCACTTTGGCTATATCATTGATCATTTACTGCGGGTAACGCGACCTGGACGTATCTGCGCCGTCCATACTGCTGATGTACCTGCTCTGCTCAGCAAGGATGGCTATATTGGCCTTAAAGATTTCCCTGGCAAAGTCATCGCTGCCTTTGAGGATCGCGGATGGATTTATCACGGCAGAGTCACGATAGATAAGAATCCGCAAGCACAGGCCATTCGCACGCATAGCAAGGCGCTTCTTTTTGTCCAAATGGAAAAAGACAGCTCGTGGTCAAGGCCAGCGATTGGCGATTATATCCTGATTTTCAAAAAACCTGGCGAGAATCAAACGCCGATCAATCCCGTAGCCAACGGAGAGTTAACACGGGATCAATGGATCGAATGGGCGCATCCGATTTGGTGGGGAATCAGAGAAACTGATACCCTACAATATACGACTGCCCGCGCCGAGGATGATGACAAGCATATCTGCCCCCTGCAACTTGGTACAATTGAACGCTGTATCGCGCTTTGGAGCAATCCTGGCGAAACGATCCTTTCGCCCTTCGCCGGGATTGGCTCAGAGATTTACCAGGCCGTCAAGATGGGACGCAAGGGGATCGGCATAGAATTGAAGCAAAGTTATTTCAACGTAGCCGTCAAGAATCTGCAAATGGTCGAGCGCGATGTAAATTCCCTCGATTTGTTTGCCTGGGCGGAAGCGCAGTCTGCAAATGACAGTATTCCGCTTGACAATTCTGGCGAAACGTGGTAGAATGGAGTTAGTAGGGAGTGACGCCCCTATTTTAACAGTTAGGCAAAGGTAAGGAAAAGCCCTTGTGGACTATCACATGGGCGGTAACGGGCTATACGGAGCGTCACGTATAGCACAAAAAACCTTTGCCGCCGATACCGCTCAGGTGATAGCACATTAGGGCTTTTGTTTAGGAAAGGATAAGACGATGTATTGCCAAGAATGTGGCGCAGACGCCGAAAAAACCGTAACTGAGGCTACAGTAAATAATAGGGTGTTGCTTATCACGTTCTATTATTGTACTGAGTGCGATTGGGTGACTCTCATAGATTGGTACTGGCAATCAGAAGCCATGCCGACATTATTTCATAACAAAAAAGGGATGACAGAGGCTCGCTGCATTTGCGCAGATTTTCTCAATTGCAATCCTGACCCGATTTCAAATCCCGACTGCCCTATTCATGGCGCGGGCTTTGCCGATGGTGACAAAATGCAAGAGCTTTTGTTTTGAGGAGCAAACAATGCACTCTTACTGTACACACTGTGAGGCCTATACATTTCTATCGTTTTTGTATGAATACATAGCAGAAAATGGCGCAAGGCACGAAGTTTATCAGTGCGCCAATTGCGAGGGCATACATGACTATGCAGTCTCTTGAACTTGTCCTATCGTTACTCGAAGCAGTCAAATCACATGGCCTAGACAAGTGGCTTGCCCGCTGCCCAGCACACGACGATCATAACCCATCTCTATCCATTGGCATCGGCGATCAAGGCCAGGTGCTACTCCATTGCTTCTCAGGTTGCGACTTTGACGCTATCGTGGCTGCGTTGGGACTTGAGCCAAAAGACCTTTGGCCTGATGCTGGCCTGTCACCAGAAAAATTGCAACAGGTAAGGCTTGAGGCCAGAGTCAAGGCGCTAGAGCGCAAGCAACGAGAACACGAACGACGGCTCGATGCGCTTGAGCGGATGGCTCGTTGCCAGGATCACATTGCTTATAATCGCCTGCTAGATAGAATGCCAGAAGCGCGGGAATGGTGGCACAACGAGGGCATTGACGACGGCAGTATTGCCCGCTACAATCTCGGCTACTGCCCGCGCTGCCCAACAGACTATGATGGGAGAGCAAGCTATACTATTCCCGTAGTAAACGGCGGTCAATTGCTCAATATCCGACACAGAATCAAGGGCGCTAATGGGGGAGACAAATATCGGCCCCACATGGCAGGCTTGTCAGTTGCACTATTCAATCTCGATTTGATTAACGAATGGCCTGATCCCGTGGTAGTAGAGGGCGAGAAAAAGAGCATTGTCTTGGCACAACATGGAATCCCAAACTGTGGAATCATGAGTCAGCGTTCTTTCAAGAGAAGCTGGCTAAATGAGTTCAAGGCCACAAAGGTCGTTTACGTAGCCCTCGACCCAGATGCTATAGAGTCGGCTTTTCGACTGGCAAAACTATTTGATGGACGCGGGCGCGTCGTCAATCTGCCGGTCAAGGCCGACGAATTTTTTTATAGGTATGGCGGCTCGGTTGATGACTTTTGGGGCTTTATGAAAGTGGCGAGGGCAGTTGCTTGACAATTCTGGCGAGGTGTGGCAAATGGGCATAACAATCTATCTTACTAACAAGCAAGCCATTGACCTATTATACTGGCTCGAAGGTTCATGGGCAGCAGCACCAGATGAAACGCCAGAAGATTGCTCAATATCAGAAATCATTGTCAAGCTCAATGGAAAATTGCTCTCAAAGAAATACTTACTTGACAATTCTGGCGAAACGTGATAAAATGAACTTACAGCAGTCGGGATGGCGACCTGACAATGGAAGCTGTAAATACCATAAGGCGCAAAATGAATCACCTGTTTTGGTCGCGGTTCCCCTTAGTAGAAGGGGGAGTCGCTACCCTCAAAAGTCCTTATGGTTTGGGGGAACTGCGATCAAAGCGGGTGATTTTGTTTTAGAAAAGGATAAGGCGATGAGCGAAATTCTTAGCCCTTGTATTTTTTGTGACAATATGAGCCTTGAGATATTCAAGTATGCCCTCGGTTACAAAGTCTGGTGCGGAAACTGTGAGCATTATCAAAGTGGCCCAACTGTTGAAGAAGCAGTACAAGAATGGAACTCACTGCGTCAAGGGGACATCTGGATCATTGACGTTATAAAAGAAACGACAGACGACTGGGTTGACTGTTATCAGAAACCAGAGAATCAGAGTGGGCCATGCTGGCGGCTCATCGCTGCTGGATATATGCCAGACCTTGTTGATACGGCAGACCCGCGCGTCATATCTATCGTTGACAAGGCAAGATCGTCTTAGGTGATAGAACAGAAGGACTTTTTGTTTTAGGAAAGGATAAGGCGATGTTTAGGATTGTCAATGCTTCCACACAATATAGTGAACTGGATATAGGTCACGGCTCTGATTATGAGTGTGCAGCCTGCGGATATACATGGCCTGATTATGGCATAGAAGCTACGCCGATTCAGTGTCCCAAATGCAATACTCGCCTTGACGTAGAAATTGAAGGTATTGGGGAACTCAAAGAAGAGCAACTTGGCAAAGCACTGGGCAAATATTCTTGGTGTAGCGGCTGTGATAGCTTGACCATGAATGCTCCTGGGCGTACATATTGCAATGAGCCACTGTCAGCCGACAAATTACCAGACAGATTCTTTTCCTGCGTGGAGTGCGGGCATGAAAAATTCTGGCAATGGCCCTATCAATGCCCGCGCTGTGATTCTGACAAACATGCTATCTTATCAATTGGAGAAGCCCATTATAACCCTGGCGCGGCAATGGAATTTGGCGGTATGCCGATGAGTTGGGACGAAGAATGGCTCTGCGTAGTATGCGGTTATGAATATGGAATTAGTAATAGTAACTATTGATTCAAGATGCGAACAGAGCAGGTGATTTTGTTTTAGGAAAGGTTATAAATGGTAAAGAAAATCCCACCCAGATTCATCCGTGAGCCAAATTCAATCGTACAGCAAGTACGTGAGATATACGCCCACCGACACGCACGTCGTGGCCGATGGGTCTGCGATCGCTGCCACAAAGAGTTGCCCCGAAAGCATTTTAGGCACATCAAGTATCAAAGTAGGCCGGTGGATATTTGCAAAAGGTGTGAAGCAGCCAATAAATAGGCTGGGAAGCTACCAACGATGCCTTAGAAACAACTAGGCTAAAAATTTACAGCGGCTTTGTAGAGGCATTAAACAATGGATGACAAAACCATTTTTAGGCGAGCAAAAGACAGAGATAATCCCTTCGTCATGATTGACAAATCTGTGTTTGAGGACACGTCTATCTCATGGAAGGCGAAGGGGATTATGGGGTATTTGCTCTCAAGGCCAGACGATTGGACTGTGCGCCTGAAAGACATAGCAAACAGAGCAGCAGATGGTCTGCACTCTGCAAAAACTGGTCTCAGAGAATTAGAAAAGGCAGGCTATCTTACCCGCCATGTACTGCGTGACAATGGGCGCTTTGCGGGGCTTTTGGTTCTAGTACATGAGATACCCGTCCTAGAACAAGACAGAACTTTTCAGACAAATAATCCAGGAGTTGAAAATCCGCCAGCGGAAACTCCGCCAGCGGAAAACCTGGTAACTACTAATACTGATTGTACTAAAAAGGAAAATACAAATAGCGATTTTTCGATTTTGCCATCAACCGACAACCCGTTATCAGAATCCAACTTACCCACAGAGCCAACTAATGGCAAACGAAATAACCTACCAGAAGGCGATCTGTTAGATTGCGCCTTGCATTTTGCGACTCAAGACGAATTGAAGCGACCCGAAGGTTGGCAGCGTGTCAAAAAGCCAATTTTCGAGGTATGCGAATTGGTTGCCGAGTTGTGGTTCGGCAAACGAATGCCTATGCTAGAGCAAGGTGACGACAAACGCATCAAAAACTGGCAATGGGGGGCTAAAAAGCTGTTGGAATACCACGATGGCGATCTAGAGGCAACTAAGGCGACGCTGCGCGGCTTTTATGCTCATTATGTCGAAACTAACTCGACTATGGCCCTGGCAGGCCCGCAGAGCTTAATTAACGTCGTGTCACAGTTTATGGCGAATGAAAGCAAATCAGTTGCCAGTGGGCCAAAGGTGATAAAGGTAGGACGATAAAAGTGGTCAAGGCACTACAGAAGCAGGGTAACGTAAGAACATTGATACATTCCCCGGCCGATCTGGCTACAGAGTATGTGCAATGGGCTGAATATACACGAAAATACCCTGGTATTACTTGGGGGGTGAAAAGTATAGACCAGGTAGTAATTCCAATGAGGCCAGGTGAGTTAATCTCCATTCTGTCACGACCAGGACATGGAAAAACAACAACGCTGGCGCGTTTTGCGAAAATAGAGAGCCAGCGCCTAATGAAACAGACTACAAACAATGTTGTTGTCTATGTGACATACGAATCCCCAGCAGAGGTGCTTGAGGCTATGTTTCAGGCAGACCAATCTGTAACGGCTACAGATATTGCATGGGGCCGCGCTGATATGAGTATCATAAAATCGCAAGCCGTAAAACGAGCGCGGATTCCATTATGGATTATAGGTCACGGCATAGGACGGGCCGGTCAAAGAATGCCACGCATGTACCCTGAAACAATACTTGATGCAATTGAGGCAATGGAAAGTACGTATAATGTCAAGCCATCCTTGATATTATTCGATTATATACAGATTATTCCCATAGAGGATGCAACTGACAGGGTAACGCAAGTTACTAATGCTCCATTCTTAATCAAGGAACTTGCTCTCAGAGTAGGTGCGCCAGCAGTGTGTGCTGTACAGGCTGCTAGGCGCGTTGATGATTATAAAGAAAAGATACCAAATGAATCAGATTCACAATGGAGTTCCGCGCTTGAGCAATGTAGTGATAAAATGTTCGGCATTTGGCGACCGTCGAAGACGGAAGGGCCAGACTCTATTATTGAGCTTGAGGACGGCAGGCAGTTTCCCGTTACTGAAAATCTATTTTTACTCAGGATGTTGAAACAGCGTGGTGATAGGGCAAGATTTACCTGGGCCTTGCACTTTGACATGGCTACACTGAAATTAGCCGAGCTTGAATTGCAAAGATGCAAGGTTGACGATTGGCAGACGGCATGAGGCCGCAGTTGGGAGATGGCGCTTCATTGCGCAATGAAAGGGACAAAATGCAATTACAATTTGAAAGCGAACATGATATTGTGAAATGGCTTTGTTTTCCTAAGAGAACAATAGAGGAAGCACAAGAATTATATAAGTATGAACTGCTTAGGCCAGCAGCCGTTTTTGAGTTGCCTACTGGGGGATTCTCCCTCGGATATATTAGAGAACAAAACTATCCGCCACATGAGACCGCTAGAAAATTAAAAGAATTATTGGGCTTCAAAATGGTATCATGTTGCGATCCGCTTTTGGGAGTCTGGAAATCCTATCAAGTGGAGAATGATGATAATGGCTAAAACGCGCTATGTCTGTACCGATTGCGGATGGGCAACCTATGGCAGTGAGAATCTAGTTGGCGGTCACTGCCCAATTTGCGGCGGCGAGGGGCGGAGTATACTGGTCAAGAAGATTGGTCCTGCTCTCCACATAATATCTGTGTCCATAGGGATATAGGGCCAAGTCAAATGGGGCAATTGATGATGGCAAGCAACATAGCCATCACGGCTGGTGGAATGACGATGTTTGAGGCGTGTTGTATGGGGCTTTGTCAAATTGTCCTGCCTCTTACTCCATTTCACGAAAGTGTGGCATCTTTCCTTGAATCAAAAGATATGGTAATGGTTGCAACGCCTGAATCGTCAAGTGTTAGGACGGCATTGTTGGAAATGATAAGAGACAAATATCGGCGAGCTTTCATGGCCTATGCTGGACATCGGGCTGTTAATGGTAATGGAGCGGTCAATATTGCAAGGATTGTCTATAACATGGGTGTAAAGCATGCGGGAGGGTAAATGAGATTTTTTCAGCCACAGACTGTTGCTCAACGGGCATATTATAGTGCTCATATAGCTGCGGCAGGGCCACTTTCTGGAGCAGCGAAAATTGAGTTGCTTCAGCATCAATATGATGTAGGGTCTCATATTTATGCTGCTTTGCCGCCTTATGATGCGTGTTCTCATCTTTACGGTGCTTTGCAGCCTTTCCAGTTTTTGAAAGAGGGTGATATAGCAATCCAGGTTGGATGTCATGACCTCTATATTGAAGCCGGGATTTCTCAGCCTCTCATGATGCGAGCTATCATTGGTCAAACAGGTCGGCTTGTTGTGGTTGAGCCAACTGAAAGGAATGCACAAGCCATTAGTCGTTATGCAATGATGCATGGCCTGGACAACATTTCTGTGGTGCAAGTTGGCCTGTGGGACAAACCAGGATTTCTCCAGTTCTCGGAGGAGCCAGACTTTTCGTCGTCAAATATGCCAACGATGCTTTTGAAAACAAAATGGTCAGGGATGGTCCACAGATGGGGGAGAGATCGCGTGGCAGATATGTTGCGATCATCAGTTCTCATTCCAGTTGATGTATTGGCATCCTTTTTGGAAATGTCTCCTGCCCCAGATTTTATAAATCTCACTGCTAATGGGGCAGAAGATTCGATCTTGGCAGGAGCAATTCTTTCCCTCGCATGTATGGATGTAAAACCTGTTCTTGCTTTTCCCTTGGCCAATGTGGGGCTTCCATTTCTTGTGGATTTAGAAGCAATTGGTTATTATATAGCAGTCGCCGATGCACCACATCGGCCCTGGGACAAGGAGCAATTTTTCTATGCTTGTGCAATCCCCACCGGTCGTTTTGACCTTGCGGATATGGGATTTGTGCCGGCAGAAATAACGATGTCTGGGTTGTCTGACGGATTACCTACATTTAGTGCTACTCCGATCAATGCACAGTTTTTAGCGAACGGAGACTTGGTCAAGCGACTGGCCGAACGCTCGGCGGCCTATATGAGATTGCAGCAGCGTTATCAAAACATGCCTTTGGCTATTCCTGCTCCATCTGCGGTGAGCAGAGCACAAGAGGACTTGGAGTGGACACTGGCTTTACAACGCGGTTTGGGGGAACAAGTGCGATATGAGGCTTTGAGGATTTTTGACTACAAAACAAAAACGAATCAGGAGTAAAAATGGAAAAGTGTAGGAAATGTAAGTCCGCTTTTATCATAAAATGGAAAATAAAGACCAATTATCCAGGTACAGATAAACCTCCCACAGAGTGCTGGTGTCAAGATTATGAGTCTGTAAGGTTCTGCCCATATTGTGGGAGAAGAATCAATGAACAATCAATTCACACTGGGTTGTCTCGATTCTTTTCAAATTTCAAATGTCTCTGTGTTAGAATGCGAGGGGGGAAGCTAAATGTTGGGGGTCAATGACATTAGGCCAAATGATGTTATGCCAGAACAAAGAGAGGCTGTAAAGAAAGATAGAGAATGGTTGCCAGAGTCTCGGCAATACGTCCATTGGCTCGTACCGAAACATGGCTACTGGACAAGTGGTTATTATAGCGTTCTGCAAGGCCAATTTGGCCCTGGATTTTTTCAAGGCCCTGGTGGGGCATATCATATCTGCGATGGGTATACCTGGTGGACGCCAGAGTTACCCATGCCGGCAAATAGAGAGGAAAAAAACGATGAGAGTTGATACAGTTGCCTTGATACAAGGAGTCTATGAGGCTCGTAGCAAAACATCAGGCAAACGAGATTTCTATAATTCAGTACTAAAAGCTATAAACGATATAAGCTCCCCTGGGCCAGTTACTAGACGCGAATGTGAATATGCCGAGCTATTACATGCCCTCGCAGAATTAGAGCCTGGCTCATGGGTAGAATTATCAAAACTTTGGAAGCATCTCGGCGATAGTCTTGCGAGTGCTATTTGTGTAGCAAATTAGAAAGGATAGAAAGCAATGATTTTATTCTATTGTGAAAAATGCGGGAAGCAAATGTGGCGAGAAGCAGATTGGGATAATCTAAAGCACTATACACTAGAGCAAGCAAAAAGAATGCTTATTTGTTCAGACTGTATACTTACTTGTGCAAAGAGGCAAGACGAATGAGCCTCAATGATAAAATAATGAATAATGACGAACAGAGAAGTAAAGAGGACAAGGCCCGTGAGCTTGCGGCCAATATTTGTACAAGAATCACTCTCAAGCCAACGACAATCGGCATGTGGGCCGCCGGTTATTTGTACTGGTGGCTTGCTGCTATGGGCTACGAATGGAATGGTGAATCGTGGCAGAAATCGGCCAGTCACAAAAGACAACGGTTAGATGGTTGAAATCGCTACAAGGGCGGGGGCTTGTGGAGCAAATAGGCGAGAATGGTGAGAGAAAGTGGAGGGTGAGAGAAGCGTGAAAGCGGGAACTAAGGGAGAATTGTACTGGAAGCCAAAAGATATGTCTCTAGAGGCCGCCGTGAAAGAGGCACTGCCAGGATTCATGGCAAAGCACTATAAGTTGCCAGCAGCCATTTTGACGCGGGGGCATGACGCGGGAGGCGTGGGCAATATACCAGTACGGCAGGATAATAGCGTTACTCCCAGCCATTTTTGGCTCGTGATAGGATAGACTTGACACCTAGCAGGAATAGATGTATAATATGAACATGCGTTTAACAAAACAATGAAGGGAGAAATATAATGAGCAAGGCAATCATTCCATTTCAGCAAGATATGAGCCTGGCAGAAACAATCCGGCTCGGTGAGGTATTGGCGCAGTCTGGATTTTTCCAGGATAGCCGACAAGCAGCCCAGGCGGTTACAAAAGTTTTAGCTGGGCGTGAATTGGGCTTTGGCCCAATTGCATCTATGACGAATATTTATATCGTCAATGGTCGGGTCACATTGTCTGCCATTCTCATGGGCGCTGCTATCAAACGCAGTGGGAAGTATGACTATAGAATCAAGAGTCATAGTAACGATAGTTGCGAAATCGAGTTTTTCGAGAATAGCCAGAGTTTGGGTATCTCAAAGTTCGACAAAGAGGATGCTGCCCGCGCTGGATTGCTCGGTAAGGATAATTGGAAAAAACATCCAGCAAATATGTATCTTGCTCGCGCCTTGAGCAACGGGGCAAAATGGTATTGCCCAGACATCTTCGGCGGGCCAGTCTATACGCCAGAAGAGCTTGGCGTAGAAGTAGACGCCGATGGCGAGATTATTGAGGGGGCAGTATTATCTGGGCCTGCCATGTCAGAGCCGGAACAGCGCGAGCCTATGCCCCGCAAAGACGCGCCTGCCCACCCTGCCAGAAAAGCGCCGGCGCCCGCACAACATGCCACAACGGGCTGGAAACAAGACGGGCCGACTGGCAAGCGTCCGCCTGTCAAGGGCGGCGGCTGGACTTCTGCTGCAACACAACTATCAGAGAAAGAGCCGTATTATCAGACCGCAAACGGATCGCCAGATTTCTTTCACATGTTAGGCGCTGCTGGCAAGATGGGCTATCTCGAAATCAACGATGCGAATCTGGCGGATGTTATCGCTGACCTTGAGGGATATGCCAACAGGGCAGAAGCTGAGGTCGAACAGGCGGAACAATTGGCCGCCGAGGCATAATTTATTCGGGATATACCATAGTATAGAAAGGATATGAGCAATGACAGAGCAAGAAGTTGTTGAGTTGATGCGTGGAAGTAAGACAAGGGCAGAGTGGGATAGTAATTGTGATAAAGTCAAAGCTGCTTGTGATGGCTATCCAGAATTTTGGTATCAAGCCATTTTGGCTAGTGGCCTTGCGGCCACAGTCAGTGCAAGTTTCGGCAGCGATGCCGAAATCCACATCACAACGTCTTGACACTATGCCACGGCCATGATACAATGGCAGGCAGTGCACAGTCAGCACTGGCGCATGGCGCAATGGAGCGCCAAAGAAGCCCCCCGACACCTACGCCGGGGGCTTCTATTTTATGATTCATGTGTTATAGCAACAATTAAACCAATCAAAATGGAACGCAAAAAGAAGCCGAGGGGATTAGCCCTCGGCTTCTTTTTTGCCTTTTATTCTCGCATCACTTTGGCGTATAGCCACAATGATACTGCGATCTTGAACGGATTTGGTGTACCGCAAACTGAAGCATCGCCAATGCCTACTGTCGTAGATGATTCTCTCACCTCATCAAAATCCATAACACAAAACCTCTCAGCTTCAATTTCTAGGCCCCAGTTTGCCTCAATCCATGTTTCCTCGCGGCTCGATACCAGATTTGTAGCTGGCTCACATAGGTAAAAATCTGTGATTACGGCTGACTCACCAAATAGCCTTGGAAGCAATTTTGATTCAATGAATTTGCGAACCCGTGGCGTTGCTAGTTCAGCAGTTGGGGCTAAGGTTTTTCTCATTATTATTCCTCCTCGCTTACTTCTACAAGCTGCAAGTGCGTCTCAAATTCTGCGCCGCCATCTTCTTGCATAGACAGGTATTCGACAACTCCCATTCTATCAATGTGGCGGCGCTCTACTGCCAACGGTTGCAACGTATCGTCAATATATGCGGTCTCTACTGCTGTAAATGTTGCCTCAATTGTCAGTTTAAAATGATAGACTTTCATTCTTCCACCTCGCTTTCCAGTTCCTCTTGTGCCTTAGCCAAAAGACCTTTGGCAAAGTCAATAGCCCCTTCTTGCGCAAGATCGCGCGTGCCAAATAGCTTGCCAACAAGTTGGCTACAATTTTTCCCGCCATGAAAGTGAATGTCATAGGCCCAATATGAGCCAACGCTATAAACGACAATCGTTATCAGTTCACCAACTTTGGCGGTATACCATTTGGTATTACTGCTTCTTGATTGCATACCCATGCGCTGATAATCCACCTTGAATTTCATTTTGTCATCTCGCTTTCCTTTTGCCTTTTACATGGTCGCCCGCCATGACCTTTGCGGGCCGCATTCCATTCTAACAGTGCGGGCATAGGCATGACCCAACGCCCCCATTCGTTTTTTTCCGCCCCTGCGATTTGGCCCCTATTCAAAGCCAAGTTGAGAGTTGTACGGCCAGGGATTTTTTGAGGTTGCTCGGCGGCAATAGCCGCCAGAGCCTCGTTGATTGATACTAATTCACTCATACTTTTCTCCTTTTAGCCAAAATCATCTATGAAAACCCACTTTACTTTGAGCATTTACCGCACTCCTGTCCGCCCCCCGTTAGTTCGTTTATCGGGTTATTCTGTTGTTCATGTGCCTTTGTCTCTCTCTGTGTTTCTAGCTAAATTATAGCACAACTGGCACAATTTGTCAAGCGTTTGTAAATAGGTTTACCGTGTAATTTTGCCACATTCGCTACAATTCTAACTAATTTCTAACTTGTTAATGCTAATTTGAAAAATGTAGACTTTGGTATTTTCGCGCACAGAGAAACAAAAAGCCCCCCTCGCAACTAGGGGGCTTTTTGTGTGAATCTAGCCTGTAAGAAGTTGTTGTATAAGTAGCCCAAGTCCGTCTCCCGTCTGGATTTTTTCCGGGAGAAGCCCAAAGGCCAGGGCAACCGTGACCAATGCTGCCCGATAACCCGCCGTATACCCGTTAGCGAATGGATCATCTTTTCCCCCGATTGCATCAAAGGCTGCGCTGGCCGATTGCTCGGCGGCCATTAGAGCATTGCGAATGTCGGCAGGATAGTATACGTCCAGGCCCACGTTACATTACCCTTTGCATCGTCGCCAAGATGTCGGCAGGCATTAGCGCCTCTGCAAACTTGCGGCGGTTGCCCCTCGTGTGGTAAACTGCTACACAACGTGGGTTTTCGTGTACCTGATCTCCAAAAGTGAAGGTCGCCGGATAGACGAACGTAACCTCGTGATCCAACTCTTTGGCTACCCTCAAAATCTCTGGTATCCTATCGAGTTTGACGTTGCTATAAAACGTGTTTTCGTTCAATTCAATTGTCATTATATACTCCGTTCCTCTTTAGATAAAAATATAACCAGGCGATGCCGCTTGATACTAGCAGGATAGCCCCCATTAGCGGCATTATACAATTGAGCATCACGCATCTAAGGTCAAACATTTTTCAACCTCTCCCCTATCCCCTCGTTTTTGCGTATGCAAGTATGCAAAACATGGCCCCGCGCATACATACATACTGCATACATACGGCTAAGAATCTTCATAATCTTCAAGCCAGGAACATAAGACAGCACGCCCTCGCCCAGTAAGTTCTAGCGTTGAATTTATGGCGTCACCGCCTTTTTTTAATACGCCACAATTGATAAGCTCATCAAGCATTTTCTTATAGCCTGGACGACTAAACAGCTTGCCGCGCCCGCCCCACTTTTCATAGGTCAAATCTGGCTTTTTCATTTCCAGGACGTTCTTTGCCCACGTGGCAAAGTTGTCGGGATGCACCTCTAGTTGTAGAGAAATATCCTGCTTGCGCTTACTGCTATCATCGGCAACCCGCGCCTGGATAAACCATGTCTTGTCGTCAACAACTGCAACTTCAGCGCGGCGCCTTTCCTCTAGCCACATGTCAAATGCAACACGTTCGCGGCCAGTAAGTTCATACGGCGTTACGATCTCTTTGGCAAACCAATAGAAGCCGTAAAGGCCCCCACCAAAGATGCCCAGGCAAATGACATATTGTAAAGCCGTCAGAAATCCATTTTCAAACCAGATAGGCGGTATCCCCCACCAACTGTCTGGTAGACTGCCTATCCACGACATCAGGATAGCAAAAGCTGAGCCAGAGATAAAACCGTAAATAGCGACGACTTTGTCCCGCTCAAGGAAACCGCGCTTGACAGTCCCATAGAAAAAAGAAGTTGCCGTCCCAAACAGAAAAATGAACCAAGCAACATCTTTGGCAATATCTGGCGGCGTTATCCACAAGGCCCATACTAGGCTCAGCCCCAGCGCAAACAGCGAAATAGTGATGCCAACAAAAGCCTTGAGGGCTGGCAGCTTGAAATTAGTCTCAATGTTAACTTGCTCTGAGACCTGAACGGCTGGCCTGGTTATTCGCTCAATCCAACTTCCATCACTCATCTACTTTCTTCTCTCTGAATTTACCATAGGCTAGGGGGCGGGCTGGCTCCATTGCCTTCACACCAGGCTTTGACTGCTGCCTCGCGTCGCTTTTTTTCTGTCCTTTCTGAGGAGCAATCTGGTTTATGGTTATATATGAAACTGTTAGTCCCGCCATAATGAGTGTCACAACCCTGACAGTAATGGCCTTCAATATCTTCGCCACGATTACTGCCGAAAAACAAATCTAGTAAAAAGTCTAACATTTTATCCTCCTCTAATTCCTTTCTATCTTGCCACAAAACGCCGCTAAAAACTCACCACTAAACAATAGCGTGTTTGTGACGTGCTGTTCGTGATAGATACATTGGCAGTTTGAGGCCAGCTTGACGCGGCCAGCAATCAAGTCACGCCATGAAATACGTTGGCAGCATACCATGCAGTACATTATAGCCCTAGCCCGTCTAAGTTTGCCGCAATATCTGGCGGCTCTACGGCTGCCACTTGCTCAGTTTGTACCAAAACAACACCACTGCCTATTTTCCGCTCAAGCGCCTCGATAGCCTGATAAAGGTCTAACAGAGTCACGTCACTACCATTGCGCCATGCCTGTAATGCCTTGCGTATCTCGCCCGACCGCTCGCGCTTTGGCAAATTATCGAGCCAGCGCATTAAGTCTTTATCCTCTTGGTTATCCAGCGAAAAACTGTAAACGACAGTCGCCATAGTGAGCCTTTATTAGTGGCTATTTATGATTGATTATTAGAGAGGCGCTGCGCAAACTTCCAGTAGCCCAGTGCATTAGCGAATACTGGATCGTCAACTACTCTGGCGTGCCGGAAGTGGGCCTTGATGCTAGGTCCCAACATGAGCGCCCCGCCACCAGTCACGAGAATAGCTGCCAGCCCAGCCGCCCCATTCCACAACTGGCCCGCCTGAGCAATAACCTGGTCGGCCATAGGTTGCAATGTCTCGGAAACGATTTCGCTCAGGTCAACCGACTCGCCATAGTAAGTGACTTCACGAGCAATGATAGCGTCCATCAATTGGTGGTCTCGCAAGTCGAGATTCGGACAGTTGTCGGCCAGCCAATTGCCAACCGCCCGCGCCACATCCCAGGCCCCCAGATTGACGCTGGCCGTCTTGTGGCTGATTTCGGCCAGTCGGTGGACAGAGAGCAAATTGGTGGTTTTACCCCCGCAATCAATTACGCCTACGGAGCCAGCGGCAAGTGTCTGGTCTGCGATGCGCCCGCTATTGTCCAGCGCCGCCGCCAAGAGCGTGCCGAAGGGCTGGGGGATGACACGCGCCTCGGTGACGCGGAAAAGCTGCGCGCGTCGTCCCTCACGGGTTACACGGTGCTCGCCCAGCAGACGATTCCGCAGTACGTCCTTGTCGCCGTAGAAGGCTACCGGCAGGCCAGAGACGACAACGGCATCAACCGTCGCTGGTGTCAATTCTGTGAGTGCGGCCAGCATCAAGGCATGGTAGGCCGCGCTCTCGATCCATCCCCGATCCTCTTGCCGGTCAACAAAGCGGCTCTGTAGAATGGCGGCTTGCCCCACCTGAAAAGCCTTGCCGTCTGGCATAGCCAGAATCATATTATCTGTACCGTCCATAGAAAACCGCGCCCGGTCTGGCGTGCCGACGATAGACGGCAGATTTACCCGTCGTTCCCCTGAGACTGCTTTCGTCGCTGAATAACCTACGTCAAGTCCGATGTTCATTTTCAGTTTCTCCCTTCTATAGCTCTGCGCTCTACCTCAATAACAACCTGGTCAGCGCCGATTGTTTTTGTCTCAATTTCTGGCACTTCTTTTTCAAGTATAATCCAGTAACGCGCGTCGGTATCCGGCCATTCGTCCAGACATTCCAGCGCAACGGCCATCGCCTCATCTTTAGCACATTCCTTGAGATTGCCCCAACCGCTGGCTCCCCAATTGCCTTCTGAATCAATCGCTAGGGCGATCTTAATTTGTACCTTTGCCATGTTCAACCTATCCTTTCCTGTTACCTTGATGGCAACCAATACCGCACAATATAGGAATGACATACAGTAGTAAGAATTAGGTTAGCTATGAATAACGGGAATATCGGCCAGCTTGATTTGCAATAACTTACCCCAATGAGGCCGCCAATAATAAGGCCGATAATAAACTCGCGTGAAATTTTAATTTGCATTATGCTTTTTCTCCTTTCAAAATCTCAGTTATTGTGCCAAATAGCGTATTCAAGAACGGCCCTAGATTCATGTCGGGATAGAAAACATCTTCGCCCTGTTGTAATATTTCCCCAATGGTCGGCAAATGAGGCCCAAGATTGCTGTCACAGTCACAATTAGGACAACTACCATCCCAATCAAGCTCTAATACGATTTGATTGCAAGATGTGCAATATACTCTTTGATTTTGTCAAGCCACGCCATTACGTTTCTCCTCTCTGCAATACCTCTAACGCCTCTTGACATTCTGTCTCATTCGCCCGCCGAAAATGTCCGCTGGGCCATAGAGTATTGTCAAATACCCAAACGTCACCAGTCTCAGTATCAACTAATACCCACTTATCGGGGACTTTGGTACTCAGCGGAATCGTGATCGGTTCGGCAAGCTCTTGGAGCGGCCTGCCCGTGATTGTTTTTCTAGTCATGCTCTAACCACCTTCAAGCAACTCACACAACCGCACAACATCAGCATCTAGCTTGGCGACTTGCGCGGCAAGTTGCAAGAGCAAATCATCACTTGCATCTTGCTTTGCATAGTAGCTAGTGAGTGCTACCTGTACCACCGCCGATTTGTTTGCCTCAGTTTCCAAGCGGCAAATAATGTCGGCGTGTTTTTTTTCGCTAAGGTATACTGGCAGAATCATCAACCAAATCATCCTTTATTTCGCTAATGCCCCTACCAATAGATAATTGCCTAGCAGCATCCCAGGCATTTTTGCGACTTCGCGAAATGACAATTCAATAGGCGGAGGCCCCAGTTTACCCTCGTATTTTTGTGCGAACCATTCATCAAAGTCACTCATTTTGTTATTTCCCTCTCTTGTATATATTATAACCTATTATACACCCAAATGCAGAATTTGTCAAGCCCCAATTTCACAAAACAAAAGGCGCTGGTAGCGGGATAGTGCTACCAGCGCCAAGCGAAAGAGAGGGAAAGGTCTACGATCTCATTATAGCATATTATAGCCTAGTCGTCAATAGGCGGCTCTGACTTGCCGATGTACTTGAATCCAAATGTCGTTGTTTGCCTACCTACTAGATCGGTAATAGGTATACGTGCATTCTCAATTATTCCAGCGGCCAGAAGTTTTTTGATTCTGACCAGTGCCGTTGGTGCACAGCAGCCTAAATATTCTGCAAGCTCTGCTGTGGTAAATGTTCCAAGTTCCCGCTCTTTGCCAGCCGATAACAGTGCTGCGATTTCGGCAAATACTTCGGCCTCAGTTATTCTCATCCTTTTTGTTGCCATCTCTCGCTCGCGCTCGGTATATAGTGCAATTCGTCCCATATATAATTACCATCCTCACAGAGAAGCCACAAGCCACCGACAGGAGTTATCTTAGTACCCCCGCCGCGCCGTTGGACATACGTCGTCTTATGTTGCCAGCCCCAATTAAAAAGACAATGGACTGGCAGGTTGCGGCCTGAGTCTTGAAAACGATGCAAATGATGTCGAATGGCTATATCAGGGGGTTTCTCGCCATATCTAGTATACGATAGAAAAATCTCGTTTGCACAAGTTCTGGCAGCGTTTCCGACAGTATTTTCTCTAAGGCTAGCTGCCTCTGGATGGTGTTGAAAATTTAACCATAATCCGCCGCTATTTTCTATATCAAGTACCCACCAAGATGCTGTATTCGTTCCCTCGGTTGATCTCACAGCCCCTATATCTTCGGCAAGCCATTCCTCGATATGCGCATCACGTCCAACGTGTGCTTCAGTACCACGCACGACAAAGACAAAAGTAGCAATCTTTGGCGCGTGCTTTTTGAAAGCTCTAAATGGTACTTCAGCAACTTGTGAGGCGGCTTCTTTCAAGTCTTTAGGATTGCGCGTCCAAGTCGCCCCAGCCTTGTGAACATTTTTGTCTACCATGTCGCCGCCAAAGACAATATTAGCAGATTTCGCCCGCTTTGCCTTAGCCAGCTTCGCCATAGTTTCCCAGAAGTCAAGCCAGGAATCCCATAGTGCTCGCTGAATCTTACTGGGCTGATATTCATCGCCACCATCTAACATTACAGAAGGTGGACATAGCCCGCGCCTGCACCCAACATGCGCATCGCTTACGTCAACTGTAAAATACCCTGCCATGATGTTTGCCTTATGTGTATTATGAAAAGGCGGACAGGCGCATATTACGCGCCTTGCCCGCCCCGTCCCCGATATGCTATCATGATGACTATGATGTTCATACTACCATTTTAAAGGCAAAACAGTCTGCCGTCAAGTGATTGTGTAACTGTTGTGCGACATTCTAACTATTTCTAACCTTTTGTAGTAGCAGGAAAATGAAAAGGCTGCCAATCCTCTCTAGCGGCCTTTTTCAAATATCTCTTGTCGGTCAAGCATCTTTTTCGGCAGAAAAAACGCACTTGAGTTGAGTAACATCGGCGTCAATCCACCATGCGTCGTCCCATTGGTTGTGATGGTCGGGAAGTTTGTGGCAATCCTCGTCTGGCGCTTCAACCTCATATATCACTTTGCGCCCGACTTTGATAGCCCATGCCATTGCTGCTTGCAACGTTGTGAATCCGCGTACAGGCTTCTTGATATGGCCGCATTGTCTATAGAGACGTGCCTTTTTCTCTGTCGTTACGTGGTAGAGTTTCACTTTTGCGGTTTCCCCCTCAATACCATCAATGCATCATGAGCAAGCGACGCGATCTCTCGGCAGTCCGCAGCGGTTTGCCCTTGTGCAAGTTGCTCAATTGCAACCAATACGTCAATTACTGCTGGCAGTGTTAGCAGCACGATTGTCCGCCGCCTGGTATCTGGCACTGCTTCAAGGACTTGGCAAAGCTCTTGCTTTTCTGCGGCAATCCGCAAGTGCTGCTGTGGGTATTCTCCGAATGGCCTAGCCATCGTCATCCTCCCCTAGAACTTCGTGCAATTCTGCCTCAATAAAGGCTATTACTTCGGCAAGCGTATCAAAGACTATTCGTTTACCAGTATAGCGTTCGCAGATTACAAGTTTTCCATCTTCGTACCATATTTCAAAACTTATCAATTCAATCATGTTAGTTTCTCCTCTCTATAATTCCACCATTGATCAACATTATAGCCAAGTCGTTCTAATTCATCTTGCAATGAATCCCCAACCGTTCTACAGTTTATTTCGTTAAGGTCATGTAATATCCCGCGCAGCACCAAATCTGATTGTGCGCCAAGCTTTGGCATATCTGTTTCCTGAGCTATTGTATCCCATTCGTCAAAGTTAAGCAGGTCATCGTTATATGCCTCAAGATACAAGGCGAGATAATCTATCCCGATCTGTTCGCAGATTTTCCAGGCTATGAGGTGTATATTTTCGTCTGTAGTACCATCGCACCCATAGCCCAAACGGTAAGGACGTATTGACCATTGCTCAAATCCCCAGGTATGCTCTAGGTATCCACCTTCTTTATCCCAGACAATCTGTAGAAGTTTCAACCCCTCTTTTATAGCCCTGTCTCGGAGTTTTGCAGGTGCGTTATTAACCTCTTGACAATTTGGGTCAAACAAGCGTTTCATTGTCTATTTCTCCCTTCATTCCAACATAGTTACAGTATACCACAATGCCCCCGCATTGTCAAGCGAAGTTATAGTATATTGCCTTATAAAACAAAATTCTAACCTTTCTTAACCGAAAAGTTAGAATATGCAGACTTTGGCAAGATTGGCCCTGAAATCACTATAAAAACAGAACGGCCCTGGTGTCACCTTTTACCAGGGCCGTCTGCGAAAGGAGAAATAGCGCCCGTCTTGTAGCGTGGGGCTTGTCCCCACGCAACGGACTAAATGCTTACCAGTTATATTGTACCATGAAATCACGGCGGCGTCAATAGATATTCTTTCGCTTCAAATAACTATAGAATCCCATCGCTCCGAGGATAGAAGCCAAAAACTCAACAATACCAGCGATCCAGATAGCAACGTCGGGCGGGATGTAACCCTGAGTGATTGATATTGAAACCCCCGTGAATAGCACGCCAAGAATAGCCACGAGAGTAACGACGGCCCCGTCCTTGATTCCGAGTTTCGCTTTGGCAAATTCGACGATAGCGAAAATCAGGGCGCTTACTGCTATTGTACCGATCATGTATTCCATTCTAACACCTTTTACCTTTCTTTTAATATAAGTTTTGTGAAACCTGCCAAGCATCCCCAGCAGATATACCAATTGCCAAAGTCTGCTTTACAGAACGCCTGGAGAAATACCTATACTCATTATATCATATCTTGCATTAAATTTCAATCCCCGCGCATATCCGCCCGGAAACCATCTATCTCGTTGCGCAGTTCCTCTACCAAACGGCTCAGGGCTACATTTTCATTGCGCAATGAAATAATCTCTCGGCGCAAATCCTCTACCTCTCTAGTCAACCTGGCGATTGTGCTCTGATAATCTTTCTCTTTTTTCTGCGCGGCCTTTAATGAAATCGAGAGATCGTCAAGGCGCTTGATACTATCGGCTCGCTGTTTTTCAAGCTCATCAACGCGCCTTTGTAGGCGCTCGTTCATATCGGAGTATTCTTGCCGCAGACTTTTGAAAAGCTCTAGTGCCTGCTTCGTAATCTCAATTTCTACCTGTGCCCGTAGGCGTTCAGCGTCTAGCAACGTGTCAACCATGTGTTTTAATGCCTTTCTCTAATATCCCCACCTGTTGGCTGCTAAAGTCTGGTATATCCTGACTTGAGTTTATGGACTTCCAGCAAGATAATCTACCGCTCCTAAAGACCAATAATCGTCAATTCCAGCCCCACGACTTTGATGTACCCTCCACCATACTTGCCCCCAGGTTGTCGTTTCATCTACCTGTTGTATTAGCGAATGAAAAGCTGGTAAATATTGTGCTCCCCAATATTCGCGTGTCGTTTTATTTGCATTATTCTGAATCGCAATCCTAAAATAAAGCGGTTGAACAATTGGGCCGGCAGTTAAGTTAGTCCAACCAGAAGCAGTTTGCCCTCCCCCGTCGTTGGCATCAGATTCCCCCTGAACACGCCATACCGATCCAGCACTAGACCATTGTAAATGAACACGAACATATTTGCTCGCATCAAAGGCGGCGGCTGTTTCACCATGTATAGAAAAGTAATAATCAATGTCAGCGGTATATCCACCATCGCGAAATAGAAAAGGCCCAAATAGAAATGAAGCCCAGGCACTTGCTGCGAGGCTCTCTATAGTAATACCTGTTTGTAAACGATAATCCCAACTGACCTCGGCACTCGTACCACGAATGAACCAAAAAGAATAGAGATTATTAGTGTTCGTAGCTGCTGGTGCATCTACTTCTGTCCAACCAGTTGGATAAGTTGCAGAATATTCTCGAAAGTGATCACCTTCTGTCGTATCTGATAAAGGATAGTCATACCAGACGCCTTCAAATATCCTACTAAGCGATTTGATTCCCTCGTCATCGTATTGCATCCGCGCATTACCGCCGATATAGCGTGTTATTTCATCGTCTGCTGTTTCTGTATCATAGGTATCAGCATCGGCATCGAAGATGATATTTCCAGTTCCCTCTAAATCTATGTTCCCGCCCCCGGTCGTCGAGGCGTGCAGATTACCACTCGTATCCCGCCACCAACCCGTGATCGTTCCCGCGCCACCTATCGTGCCGTTTACGAGCACACAGCCATTTAATCTGATTGTACCACCTGCCACTGCATAAACATCATAGTCCAATCCATCACAGATACAACCTGCATCAAGATAAATAATTCCGCCATTATCAGCGAAAGCTGCTACTGTAATATTACTATAGCCACAATTAGCTTCAAACTTGCAATCAGTAGCATATACTATACCAGATGCATATAATGCTCGCGCATAGGCATTTGTCACACTGGCATTGTAAGCATAGAGATAACAATCCCGCAAATCAAGAATAGAATTAGCACCAGTCGTAATGGCCCTAATAGTGCTAGTATCGGCGGTATAAGTATTTTTTATAGTTAAATGACTTATCAGATTTGTTCTGTTGGTTCCAATAATTATACAACTTTGATTAGTTGTCGTCTGTAAGACGGTATCTTGTTTGTCTTGTGAGACAGATGAGGCTGCCGTATCATCGGGCAATGTCTGGCCGTCGCTAGTATAAGTTGCTGGCCCGAAAATGATATTATCACCCGCAGCAGCAAGCGCAATGGCCCCCGCGACAGTCGTAGTATCTGCTGCCGGATTCGTCGGATCGGTCTTGACAGTATTGTCAAAAGGCCAACCTCGACTCAAGCCGCTAGAATGATTGGTTATGATAACTGGCGTTGATCGTTCTACCATCATTACTTCTACATAATCACCGATTGCTGGTTCAGCGCCGAAATAGCGGGCCAATGTTCCAATACCATCTATCTTGACATCGACGTATCCAACAGGTGGCACGGTCGCACTGCCAGAATTGCGCGTCACTTCTACGCCGATATAAACACGTGACCGCTCATGTTCTTTCGTTATCCTGATAATTTCAAGTAGGGTATCTTCTTTGTTTCTCATACCATTGCCTCATCAAGCGTCAAAGTTGTTACCCAGCCAAAAGTTTGTACTTTACGGTATTCAACACGCCTCACATAAAAGCTCTTTTCTGACCACGAAAATGTAACGCCATTTGTCGCTGTGCCAGACAGAGTAAGCTCTACGTGATCGTAAAGCTCAAAGGGCCATGCCCCTGGCAATGCAATGGTCGCCGTGTAATCTCTATTGAGCCAATTGTACATCCTGTAAGCTAACGCATCGAGACGTGCTTGGCTCTCACAACGAATCTCAAATCTTTGCCCCCGCACGTCAACACCCGCCCCTGCGGGATAAGTTGATTCAAGCACTGTAAAATTACTGGTTAATCCCAGAATCATGACATTGCGCGGTCCAGGTTCAGTGCGATAGTCTACTCGGTAGGGAGACAATAAAATAGTATTATCCAATTCAGCAACTACAGATGGCGTGGTAGATGCAAATTGTGGATGCTGTTTATAAACGAGTCTGTTCAGCCGATCAAAGTACAATATGAAAAATTCGTCATCCGCCACATTACGCATAGCTTGCCACAACGACGCACTTTCGCGCACGACGTAAACAGTGAGTGGCGATGTACCATCTGTCGCCCCAGGATCGGCCCAACTCGTCGTTTCAACCTGTGAAATATCTATGCCGCCTGTTATCGTTACATGTTCGGTTGACAAATGCTCAATAACCTTTCCCAAGTTCAAGCCGTTGATTTGGTGATTATGGGCGCCTGCGGCACTATTCTCGAACGAACATCCAGAAAGGGGTATCTGTCCTAATGGGTGATGATAAGTATGGGCAATAGCTGTAACGCGCGAAGCTGAACGGCTGGCATCTAATGATTGTGGTGTCAAGACGCCACGAAATGCAAGTCTGTCGGCGGCTTCCCAGGTTACTCGGCTAAAGTTGCGATGATAAAATTCAATCTGACGCATAAGTTGCGGTGCGGCCTGGTCGTTATAGAAAGAAAAGCTGGCCGAATATCCGCCAGCTTCCCCATCGCCGACGATGTTTGAAACTTCAAGATCGTTTAACCACTCAAAACCTGCCATGCATTATACTCTCTCACTAATCAGATATATCCCACCTATGCCACCAGCGGGCGCGGCGGGCAGACCTGTAGAAACGGTAAACCAAGACAGGCCATCATCCATAGAATACTTTATCGGATTAGCTGCTGCTGCACGATTGCCGATGATAATTTCAAATTCAAAATCAGGATTTAAATCCATCGTCTCTACTTGAAAGCCGAGGGCGCTCACGTTAGACCACGCCGTCCCACCGTCATCACTAATCCACATTCTAGATGCGCCGCTGTTTAAGCAAACATAGATAGTGTCAGGGTATAACGGATCGATCTCCATTGCGCCGATCCATTCTGTCGTCCAGGTTCCATCACTCAAGTCAGCAATCGTTTCGCCTCTATTATCAGATTCTATGAGTTGTGCAATGCCTAGAGTGGGGTGGTTCATCCGGCCATAGATATAAACCTTGTCTACCACGCTACCTGTATAGCCATTCGGGCAAAACGGCTTGGCCCAATACGTCCGCGCCTGTACCTGGGCGAGGGTCGCTCCACCAAGACTAACTACACCTAGCAACCTGAAACTGTCTTCTGAAAGCTCGTAAATACGGTGTCTCAATGCCTCGCCTTCCCACGTCGTCACGTGTAGATATTGCCCATCCTGTGAGGTATCAGCACCGATGACGTATACTTCATCGTAAACGACGTGAGGATAGAATTGAAACCATTGGAAAAGAAGCTCGTTGTAACCCTGGCCCGTGTAGAATTGTGGGGTGTGACTAAATGTTACAACTGCATATCTAAAAATTTCCAAAGGTAAGTGTGCAAGTGCCGTTCGTGTTACATTGTCTGGTGGATAACCTACTACAGCAGAATCCCATAGCAAAAGTTGTGAGCTGCCAGTGATCGGACATGAGTCAGGGCCATGTCCTGTTTGCGGATTAAGTGTCGCCGTACTTAGATCGACCAATGGTATAGTGACAACCCACGTCATGGTATCGGTACAATCTCCTGTCCTGCCCTGGCAATTGATACCGCCTATTTGTGTAACGTTACTCAGAACGATATAGACACCCAAGTCTATAACGAACGTTTGTAGAATTGAATCCGTGTTGACTTTATTATAACTCCATGTTATTCTTGCGCCGCCCTCGCCCGCTGCTTGTGTGACATTAGCCGTATCAATATGCTCATGTTTTGAAGGCTGTTGTCTGTTTATACCGACTCCTGGGTTATCGCTCCAGCACCAGGAATCTTGCACGAATGAGTAGGGATAGCCCCAATTTGCTGCTGCTAGACCGTGATTTCCGCCTAGATTATGCCATGTCCAAGTTTGGCCCTTATCGAATGAATAACGGATCGCACTGCGCCAATTGCCCCCTGCCTCTTGCCAGCGAGCCAGGGCAAAAAGCTGGTTGGCATTGCCCTTGCTTTGCACGATACCGATATAACGAACATCTGAGCCTATAGGGGCAACGCCATCATTCCAAGAGTTTGGCGGCGCACTATTTTCTATGCGCTTCCAATGTTGGCCGTTATCGCCGCTATAAGCTATGCCGCCATCTGTGGCAATCCAGAAGCCGCTATTCGAGTCATCTTCCAAAACGGCGTTAACATTTAACAAATTGCCGTCCAGATCGCCAGGCCCCGCTATCCAATCATCTGTACCAGCACCAGGAGCAACATAAGGCCCATCACCGCCGCCAAGTCCTGCTATACCAGCAAAAAGTCCCACGCACTGAATAACTTGTATTTGACGTTCTATGACCGTTTGTAAACCATTATCGTCCGTCAAGGTAAAAGTGATGGTATACACACCATCTTCTGGCGCATCGGCAGCGCCTAAATCCCACTCGTTCGCTGCTGCGCCATAATTGCCGCTAGCCGTTGCAATGTTATTGCCACTCGAAGTATTACCATCTCCCCAGTCAACATGCCAAGTCGTGCCAGCAGGCGGCGGCCCGACCAATGTATCGAATGGACTATAAGATGACGTAGCATCCCATGCCACGTCAACATCCTCACAAACATGGACATTAGCTAGGTCAAATATCGGCACAGGTGAAAAATCAACGTCCAGATAATCTATACCGATTGGACAATAATTTGGCTCGAAGCTAATGATTAAACCAGCCTTAGCCCTAAACCTTGCTGCATGTACTTTGTCGTCTATACGCCCCGCTGGTATTGCCACTATGTTTCTGCCCCCGTTACCAATATTTCAAAGGTGATGGTAACATTCTCGTAATTTGGAAAGCCGCGATCTCTGGTAACACTTTTGATTTTAGCATCGGTATAAGTTACCGTGCCGTAGCGCGAAGTATTGCACGCTGGATCGTAGGGTTCGGTCTCGACATATAACCAGCTAGAAGTGCCATTTTGCTGCCTCGTTTGAAATGCGGTTAGTTTTGACATTTCATCTTGAGAGAGAGTCGTCCAGCGCCAAGTATGGATACGATAAGCATCCAACGCTGGTATACCATCAAGTCCGTCACCAAGCGGCTGTTCATTCCATACCGTTTGTGGCACTGGAAATTCGTATGCCTCCGTTGCATCTTGAAGCACATAAGAACCAGCCAGACTCATTAACCACGTCCTTTCCTGAGCGATAGGCGATCAACTGCCTCTTGCATAGTCTGCCACATTTTCTCAACCGCCGCATCTACAACACCCGGACTGGCCCCCTCAAGCCCTGCAACATTAAGTGTATTAAAATTCACGTCGAGTGTGTTTCTGGCCCGTACCGGCCTAAAACTGAAAGCCTCCGTGATTCCTGGCTCTACCTCGAAAGTAGCTGGGCCTGTTACTACGCCAGACCCGCCGTGTTGCATTCTAAAGACGCGATCAGGACGGCGTGGTCGGCGGGAAGGGATAGCCCCGGCAGTAGGTGATGGTATAGTTTCACCGCTTTCCAGCGCCTCTATTGCACGCGCAAGCTCTAACAATCGCTCTTGATAGGCAGTCAAAGTTTGGGCCATGACGCTTTGAGAGCGATCTGACCATCCCTGAATCAGCGCATCCGCCGCACCCTGGTCGCCAAATACTTTGGCAATTTCAGCAGCAACGGCTTGCATCCCCTCTTGAGTTAACTTTTGTTCCTCTTGTAAGGCGCGGCCTAAATCTTGTAACGATTCATTACGCGCCCGCTGCGCATCTTCCAGGCGCTCTTGGTGGGAACGTTGCATTTCGGCCCGCTTTTCCTCGTTTGAACGCTGAAACTCTGCCAGTTCCTCGGCGTGTTGAGAAAATATCTCTTGTCGCCGTTCTTCCACTTCGCGCCGTAAATCCTCAAGCCGCCGTTGTATATCTTGCTGTTCTTGCTGTTGCCTTTGGCGCTCTTGTTCGGCCTGTTCTCTTAACTCAAGGTCTCTATTCTCTCGTTCCTCCTGCTGCTGTAATGCAAAGTCCTCACGTAAGCGGATCAGGCCGAGTATATCACCCTCGGCAGCAAGGCGTCGTTCGTCAAGCTGGAAACGGCGCAAAGACTGCATTTGTGCCAATTCAAAACGGCGTCGTTCTTGTTCAAGTTCTAGATTGCGTTTCTTTTCATCCTCGACGCGCTTGCGGCTGGCATCGGCGATAATTTCAGCTTCCCTCTTGGCCGCATCGCGTTCTAGATTCTGCAAATCTTTGCTTAACTTGCGCTGTAAATCTTCACGCTTTTTAGCTGTTTCTCTAGCAAAGTCTGCTTGCTCTTTGGCATAGCGTCTATTTTCATCGGCAACCGCCCGCTGGAAACGAAGCTGTATATCCTCTACCTTGCGCAAGGCTTCTGCACTGGCTTCAAGTTGTGCTTGCTGCTGTTTCAAGGCTGCGATCTGGCGTTGTATAGCCTCAGTACCCCGATCTAGAGAAACCTCGGCAGTCGTCTTGAATTCATCCCAAGATTGATTAAGAAATGGGAAAGTATTTACCAAATCTTCCATGCGCTCTTTGAAATTTTCCTCGAAGGTCTTGCCAAGCCCTGTGATAGTTTTTTCCTGTTCTCTCGCTGATTCCTCGTCTATCAATTGCGCCCGCTGACCGCCTACGAGGCCAGACAATGTACGAATGGTACTCTGGGCAACATCTCGAATAGCAATCAAGCCACCAACGAACTTTTGGAAGCCCGGAGAAGATTTGATCAACGCGGCCACAACATCGTTTATTACTTGCCTGAAATCAAGAAAGGTCTGTACTGAGGCTTGCAGGCCAGCCACGACGATGAACACACCCTTGCTGAAGGTGAACATACGCTCTGCCAGACCGTCAAGAATTGTCTGGCCTTCTTTCAACCAGCCTTGTGCCTGCAACCAGCTTTCGGCTAATTCACCCACCTTTTGACGCATCTTGACAGATTCTTGCCAGGCATGATTGATTAACATCCCAAGCCCACTAAAACCTTGCCCCGCCGCATTTGCAGCTTTTAGTAGCCCTGTTTGTAATTCTACTCTAGCAGCCAATGCAAACTTGGTAAATTCGCCAAGTTGTGCCTTCGCTTCTTCTTCGAGGCGCGTCAAAGAAGACATTTGCTTGCCGACTGTACCCATTGCGGCCTCGTAAGCCCCAGCGATGTCACTACCACGCTCTACGACTGCATTAACTCGCGCCTGTACTTTTTGCTGTTCTGTCAGGGCTTCAGAAGTCGTGCCAAGTGTCTTTGCCATTTTATCGTAGGCTTGCTGAAAGCTAACATTGATACCGAGCGTGCGCAGCATCCGCACACTGCCCGATTGAATAGCAAATACCATCGTCTCGAAGGCTTGTGAGCTATCGGTATTGGCGATAACTGCCGCATCCTGAGCAATGCGGGCAAGTTCTGAGGCTTGTGCCCATTCGATATTAGCTTGTGCCATTTTTACCAAAGATTGCCTGGCCGCCGAGGTTGTGATACCCATTTTCTTTACAGAGGCTTCAGCGAAGGAAATCTGCTGCGCAGTATAGCCAGCATTATCTCCGACCTGTTCAAGCACGACGCCAAGCGTTTCATTTCTAGCCGCAATTAAGGCACTCTCTTTGGCGAGTTGTATCATAGACTTGGTGAGGCTTATCACACCTTTGGTGATTATGGCGATGGCCCCAGCAGCGCCCAATGTTTTGAGATTCAAAGCCCCCATGACAGATGATAGGCCACCAGCTTCTTTGCTACTTTTGGCTACTTCACTATTTTGCTTGCGGATATTATCTGTCTGGCTAAAGGCTGTTTTGTGAGCCTTGTTAATTTGGCCCATTTGTCGCATGTATTCTTGAAAGTTTTGAGCAATCAGCCTTACGCCAGCTTCTTTTAATGCCAAGTTACAAGCTCCATACTGCGTTTATCTGTTGTTGCATTATTCCGCCCAACCGCTCCTCGGCTCGCAGCGCACTTATCGTGGTGAATTCTCTACCTTCTATGCCAGGATGCATAACGCGCTTTGGACTTATAAACGTGCCAAAACGCCCACCAGGGCCGCTTTGCAAAGTTTTTGGTTGTGTCTTTGGAATATATTCAACCTGAAAAGGCCCCAATCCTTTGGGATGCGGGCCTGATTTTGGGATAGGGTAGGGGCCTTTCGTGCCATCGTTTACCCATAAAAATGGGGTATCGCTGGTTTTATAATCTATCGCCCTGCCATCTTTTAAAGTGCGCGGCCCAATAGCTTCCCATGCTGGTTTTTCGTTTTCTCCCCATGTGGCCGTTACCTCATCCATATCAGCTACCGTGATGATAATATTGGCCTTTATGAGTCCAGCATCTATTGCCGCCCGCACATCTCGTATTTTTATCGGCTCAGGTATAATCATTACTACAGGCATAGCCCTATACCTCGCGTGGTGGCATATTGGCAATTTCTGTCTCGCGCCGTTCGGTTTCTTCTTCTTGCTCTACTGTAGCGATTATTAGAGCTTGTGTCCAGGGGTCTAAACCAAAGAAACGATCAATCAGGCCGGCCTTCAGGGCCGACTTCGCCTTCCGGTAAAACTGGCTGTACTTGATTTTCAGCACGGGCCACTTCCCCAAGTAAACCACTTCGTAAGTCACGGCGAAATCGATCCCTCATGGCTTCTACCAGCCCCTCATCCATGCCGCCTGCCAGATAGCTAGCATTTAATACCTTTTCCATGTCATCTTGTGATTTGACGACGTAAGATTTCAGCCATAAGGCATATTGGCCGATACGATATTCAGGCCATTCAAGCTGCCCGTCTTCTATAGCGATCCGTGTGATGAAAGGCAAGTCGCCAGGCGTTACTTTCTCTGGCAATGCAAAGTCTTTTTGTTCACCATCGAGACAAGCCACGAGCCGTGCATCATTGCGCAATTGATCTTGGCATTCTTGCCAATCTTCAAGCTGGTGTTGATATGCTGCCCATTCTGGATCACCTTCTTTAGCTATGCGCTTCTGAGCGCCAGTTTTTGTTTCCATCTCGTGAACTGGCACTTTCGGCTTTGGTTCATGCGCTGGAATCATGCGCCAGACAATATCATCAGAAACGGGATAGACGCGAACAGTAATACCTGTACTCATAGTCTCATCACGATAATTCGTGCTTCCGACAATCATTTTCTACCTCTTTTTGTTTGTATAGTTATATGCCAGGCCCCGCCGCTTTGGCAACGAAACCAGCATCACCGACGAGCCAATACTGATTAACGTCACAACACGTGATAGCCCGTAGCCCATTATTGGTAGGCGGCAACTCGATTCCTGTCCAGGTTACACCGCCATCAATAGATTGGTACATATAGCCCGTTGGGCTGGCGTAGAAGTAAGGGTCTTGGTTATTTGATACGAAAGCGATCACATTACAATCGCACATGGCAACGCCAGGAATGCCGCCCGCCGTGTTGGTATTGGCCGTGAAAATAGTTGTCCAGTTCTGGCCGTAATCTTCGCTGCGATACTTATTGCCGCTTTCATCCGTGATAACCAAAATGTCAGAATTTGGCACAACTGCTATAGCATACAAATCATTGGGGAATACAGCCGCCGCTGGGCCAGTGCCAGCAACCCACGTGTCGCCGCCATCGCGTGTATAGACGAAAGCATTGCTATCACCCACGGCATAGCCACGATTAGCATCAGCAAATGCAATCATGTTCAAGCTCTGCGCGGTGGCTACGCCAGCATCTTGTAGCGTTACCGTAGCGCCCCGGTCATTTGAATAATAGATATATCCATTATGACCACAGAACCACGCCTTAGTCGCGCCAAGCATGAAAACATCGTTCATAACTTGAGTAGGTGTAGTAACGACTGCCCAAGTCGTGCCAGCATTCCACGAGTAAGCATATTCCGAGGTTGTGCCATTGACCGCTATTACAGTATCGCCATCACAGTCACCAGCAACGATGTCATCTGTAGCAACCGTAAATGGGGTAGCGATTGCTGACCAAGTCGTGCCGCCATTAACTGTTTTGCCAATGATAGCTGCTACACCTTCCGAATCAGTGACGAAATAACCCACTTGACAACCGATTGATTCATTGCCGCACAGATCGGAGCATTCCGGCTGGTCACAAAAAAAGATGTCGTTGATGTCATTGGTCGTGATACCGCTTACATCACGTGATGCAACTTCGAGCCGCTTGACCTTAAGGCGGTTGTGAAAACTGGCAGGCATAGATAACCTGACCTCAGTTTCGTCACCTGGTGTCATGCCGATAACAAGTGTATCTATATCCTCGCTAGTTGGTTCAGTATTGTAATAGATATACACAAAATCCCAGTTGGTTGGGTCTTCGTCCGAGCCACACGCGCTATAAAGCACATATAGGTTAAATGGACATGGAAGCTCTTGCAACAAATTTACTACAGTGTCATAAGTAAGAATGGTCATGGAGCCGAGGCCAGGTACGCCACGATAAGAGCGTTGCACTTCCCACTTGCGCTTATCGGTACGACAATAAGATGGTGTAAGATCGCCTCTTGGCACAGATACACCAGTAATATTGTGACAACCAAGAAATTCTAATTCATCACCGCATGATCGCTGAAGCCAAAGTGCGATCTCGCCCGCGTAGTATAATTTTTGACTGCTCGTTGTCATTCTTCAATCTCCTTTGGCCTAGAAAGGGCCGCATTGACAATTCTTGTCGTATCGGCCCCCCGCAGCCTTTGAACGACGCCCGCAACGATTTGCGAGCTATTGCGATAGTCCTCACGTCGCCACAGGCCACCCCTTCTCAGGGCGTCCTGTACGTCACGCACGCGGATCGGCGGTAATTCTTTCCCCAGGCAATCTTCTAAATAAACATCGCTGTAATCCATTCCCATTGCCAGAGTTTCTTGCCTGATGCGGGCAGGCCCTTTTTCTGAACACGGGAAGGCTTCCCAGGGTATCATCTTTCTTTCCAAATATCCCCCATCTTCATATTGCACTGTTACCCATCCGGGGGTGATTTGTACTACTTCAACATCGATCATCACATAAACATCCCTCTCATCACGGTATTTTCGTGAACTATCTCGTTTGCTTCGAGAATGCCCCATGTGCTAGGGCCTAATGCTAAACGCACAACACCGCCCTCGATAGGATTGCGATCACGTTTATAATACCGCTCTTGCATAGCACAAGCACAATAATCTTCTGGTAAATTGTTATGTGCTATGGCAATAACGGCCCGAATTATGTCCTCATCCATATCTTCATAGCGATCCCAGCGCCCAGCCATGTAATTCGTCTGTATTGCATCTGGACAACGCGAAACTGCAAAATTGGCCTTTACCCATCCACTGCTATAAGTAGCAGGCTCGAATTGTGCCACGCCTAGCCGCTGGTCTACCACGTAGCCACAGGCCAATTGCAAAGTCTCGCCACATGGGGTAGTAGGCTCACAATGCGCATCACCGCCGCCCAAGCAACAGATCATAGGTTCGTAACGTCGCCATACGAGATTGCTGCCCGTTTGTGTATTGAGATAATCACGAGCAATGTCAACTGAAGTCAAGAAATAGCTATCGGTATTATAATCTGGGCGGTCAGTATCTTGATAACCTAATGCGCCAGTATAATTGATAAAATAGGCTGGTTTCAATAGCCTACAGCGTGGTATTTCAATAGTCGCTATGCCGCCTGAAATCGTCACCGAAGATGGACGGATAGTATATCTCGTCTGGCCTGGATAATAGATAATTAACTCATCCTCGTCTGTAAAAGTAACGGCTACGCTTACCGTCACGGGGTCAGCAATGATCCCACCGGGGCTAAGCGTTATTGCCGTGCCAGCCGCAAAGACACTCGTGGCCTCGACGCCTATGCCGCGCACGTATGTCCGGCGCAGAATCACAGGCCAGCCATAGTCATAAAGCTCGGCGCCATAATATTTGCGCCGCAAGGGATAGCCTAAGTGACGGTCTTTTTCCAGACGCTTCTCTGCTTTGGCTATAGATTCGGCCAGCCAATAACGTTCGTCCTGGTTCCAATAATCGCCACAGCCCTTACCGGTCAATTCTCCTGGGCGGCCACGAATACCGTAACCTGCGCACTCCTCGATTTGCAAAAATTGCCAGTATTCTTCTAACGACAAATGAGTATCTGGAATACCCCACATAGTTCAATCCTTAATAGCTTCCACGAAAAACGTGGCAAATTCACAGCCGGCATGTCGCTCTATATGCAATCTTGAAATATGCACAGTATCGGTTATCCTCAAAAATTCGCTGAAAGGCTCAACTATCGTCAATAACAGGTTTTGACGACAATCGCCATAGAGCAAAGTAAAGATGTACCGTTTTGCTTTCCACAATTCCATTATTCTCAATACAGCAGCAGTCGGCTCATTTTGGTGAACGGCTACATCATATAATAGGGCAACATCATATTGCCAATCATTGCACGGCAAGCCTTCTGGATCGAAAATATTACAACTATAAAATACGACTTCGCGCTGCAAGGTGGCTTTTCCATCAACTGCCTCATTCGTCATGGCATATTCAAGCATAATAGGCGAGGCATCGAAGCCATGATATACAGGGCATTTTATCAGGTCTGCCATGCGCCCATTGCCACAACCCAAGTCTGCTATCGAGTTAGTGTCGCCTATCCAACCAGCAAGAAAAAGCTCATGGGCGTGTTTCTTGGCATCACCTTGCCAATTTTTGATCGTAGAGCTTACCCGCGCAGCATCTTGCCACATTGCCCAGGATTGCTCATTGGCTTTAATCATCAGCCTTTTCCACTCCATAGATATTCAATCCGCGTTCAAGGTCTTGAAAAGCAGGCGGCATAGGTACATCCTCAAAAGCCCAACCGAGCGCCGCATTAGCTTTTGCACGACTTACACTTCCATCCTCTGGAAAACGCCCCATATCCTCAGATTTGAGCAATTCGTCAACATCTTTGTGCAACTTATCAACTTCTTTTAATCTCAAGTGGCGTAAAACGGGCAATAATGCACGCGGTGGCGCAATTTCCCAAAGAAAACTCTCTAGTTCTCCACCGATATGATCGAGCCGGTCATCATTTTCCTTTTGTGCATCCGTCTCAAAAGTTACCGATTCACAATATCGCTCCCAATTGAAGCGCCCGCGTAGCCAATGAGTGAGCAACACAAGATAGCCTATTGCCTCAAGTATCATTAGCCTGAATCTGGCCTCTGGAATCTCTTGCAGTTTCAACTTCTCTGCTAGGGCCATAGCAGCACCTTGCTCATATAATGGCTTTTCGCCCTGCCAAGCCGAGCGGTTTTCTTCCGCATTGCTGTATAATTTCTTGACGTTCTTAAACCCAATGGCTCGCAACAGATTCCTAACTGGCAAGCCCGTCTTTGTTTGTACTACTATTTCACCGCCAGGCACGAGTGCCTCAAAACAGGCTTCTATAATAGGCCGATGATATTCTGGCCCAATATGGTGTAGCGTTCCCAAGAACAACACCAGGTCAAAACATTCTTTGCCAAAATCACCTTCCCGTATATCTCTTTGCTCCGGTATGATCTGGCTGCTATAGCCCTTTGCCGCTATTGCCAACTCAAGCTGCGGATAGAACCGCTCGCCATTTTCTATGGCCGTTATTTGGCTCGATTTGTGGTCACAAAACCACATAGCAATAATACCAGAGTTTGCACCCAAGTCTAACACGCGCCGATATTCTGGCTTCTGGAAAGCTCTATTGGCTAACAACTGCGCCAGTTTGGGATGCATAGGTTCCTCTTGCTCACAAGTACCGGTCATAATACCGAATGGGAAAGCATGACAGTAATGCCACGGCGCAAGTTCTTCGACGCGCTTTTTCAACTCAACAGGATTGAATGCAATGCCTGCTTCCATGTTATTATTTTGCCTTTCCTATATAGGGATTATCATAAGGCCCAAGAGCGCCGAACCAGTCTGGCGGCAATTCTCTATATGGCCCCTCATACGGAAAATAATCTCGCTTTTGTTGTCTAAAATATGCCTCGCCATCCTTATTTGACCTTATCAGGTGACGAATATGCCAGAAGTATAAGTTGAGATAACCAACCTGTCCCGCAGCAATCCGCCTCTCAAGCCCATGACTCTCGAATGGATAATCGGTGCGTAAATGCCAACGTATATCTGGCGCAAATAGCCGGTCGGCACTAAAACCATCACGCTCCATTATCTTACTATCAACTTGTGCCAGGTTACGACCCGTCACCATGAATACTGTTTTATCATCTGGCACTTCGAGACCGTCCAGTTTGCGCAATTGATCTGCGCGCCACAATTCATCACCATCAACCAACAACATCCAGTAAGTTGGACAGCATTCGCGCAAGAGATTTGGTGAGTTGCCAATAGCATTAGCGTCATCGCCGTAGTTTGCTTCTATGAGCGTAAAATGGCAACCGATTTCTATAGCCGTCTTAGTAGCAATGCGCTTCGTATCATCTGTACTGCCAGTATCTAACATGATGAAACGGCCAAAGACGCGCATCATATCACGTAAAACGTAGTAAATCCAATAACCTTCATTCTTGACTTTCATACACGGCGTAATATCGGATAGCTTGAGAATCATCCTTGTTTCCTTGTCCCTATTTGTTTGGCTGGATTGCCTGCCCATACTTGTCCGGGCGGTACATCTTTCGTCACGACTGATCCGCCGCCGATCAAAGCCCCTTCGCCGATAGTGACTCCAGGCAATACCGTCACGCCGCCGCCAATTACGACATCATCCATCACGATAACAGGTTCCCATGCCGCAGGATCAGTTCTAACAGGGTATTTGTCATTCAAGAGTTGCGTACCAGGGCCAATGAAAACGCCCCTTCCGACCTTGCACCTTTGAGCAACGTAGCAATTACAATGTATTTTCGTGTCGCCACTGATAAGCGCCTCACTATCTATGACTGTATTCGACCATATTTGTACCCCTGGCCCAATACAGCACGATTTCCTAAGAACGACATTATATCCTGTATCAATATCTGGTGAATATATTGCTCCTTCTTCAGCTACAAAGTTGCCGCGAATTGTCATTTTAATTATCCTGTATATTCATGAATACCAATAAAAAAGCTGACTGTTGCCCCATTCGTTGCATTCCAGCATTCTGCCCATAACTTGTCGAAACCAGAATTTTGTCTTGGAAATTTTATATCGAATGGAATACCGGCTGATTGCTGTGGGGCAAGCGAATCAAATTTAACCATTATCTCAGAGTATTGATTAGCCGTTATTGCATCTGCTTGAGCACCAGAACCATAACTAACTCGCAAAAGGTATTGCGTATCTTGACTTACACCAACTATTAGAACACGATGCGGATCAAACATCGTAGTCCCTGGAATAACTGGTGTATCACCAGTTCCGATTAGCTGAATAGCTGCTCCCCACGTATTATTCCCGCTAGTAGCAACATAAGGATTCGTCACGCCCTTAGCAGCCCATTGCGTCGCTGTTTGAGGACTGCGAATACCCAACCAACGTTCGCGGGTATGGAAATGGTTTTCTGTTTCTGTAACAATATAAGCAACACTGCCGATAGCAGCATCCAACCCTGGCGCAGAAACGTTTACCAATTGGTCAGTAGAATCTAGGATTCTTTTGATTCTACCTATAAGATCAATACCAAGACTCATTAACTACCCCCATATATTACCTGCCAAAGATAACTTCGATTAGTGCCAGCCGTTTGTTGCAAAGTCACCCTGATGCCGTAACGAGTATGTGATAAATCAATAGAGATCAAGACCTTGCCATTCGTCAATTCTCCATTTGCATTAGCAAATCCCTGAAAGTCGTGCAATAACCATGCCCCACCGCTGGCAATGCGATAGTAAACTTTGATAGCAATTGCATCTCCTACCTGCATATTATCCAAATTCATATACAATATTATTGGATCAATTACTGCCGTAGGGGCATTTGCTATATAAATATTTTGCTCTGTCCCATCAGCTACCAGTGTGCCACCAGTTTCTTGCAATTCTAGGCGAGCTATTGTTGATATGGATAAAGCGCAACCTGGTCTTATGCCCATTACCAAACCTCAAACTCTACAACGGTTCCGGCGGTTGCACAGGAAAAGTATAAAATAGTATGAGGCTCAATAATCGAAGCCCCTTCGCCTCTTTCATGTGCATAAATATCTCCGGCTTTCAAAGTCATATAAATCCCAGCCTCTATTTGTCCTTGCTGCCAAGCAAATAGAATATCAACATTATTTTGTCTAGCTTGGAATTGATAACCATAAACTCTACCAGGAAATGAAAAAGTGTGAGCTTCATTAGCAGCTACAATCGTTTCGTTAAATATTCTTGGAACAGGCATTTAAAAACCCCTCCGATATATAATCAATATCATCATTGCTCAAATGTGGCCCCATCGGCAAAGTAATATGATGCTCTGCTATTGCCTTTGCGATAGGCCACGAGCCTTTATAGTTATGCCTATTTGAGCCAAAGTTGCCGCGTAAAGCCTCAAGCTCCGGCAAAATAATCGGATAGTGCAAGCCTGTGGCTATGCCCCAGCTGCCTAATTCATCACGGACTTTGGCGGGCTGTTCACACTTAACAGGGTACAAATGCCATACATTTGTTTTGGCACGGGCAATAGAATGGACACCGTTTGCCGCATAGCGCAAAGCAACTTCTTTCCTCTTGGCAAGGCAATAATCCAGATGGCCCATCTTGGCGTATAAAATAGCGGCTTGAATTTCATCCATTCTTAAATTACTACCTAATATCTTGTGCTCATACTTACTGCCAGGGGCTACGCCATAATTGGCAATTTGGCGTGCTTTATATGCCAAATCACTGTGATCGGTCACGATTGCACCAGCTTCACCGAAAGCACCAAGATTCTTCGCGGGATAAAATGAAAAGCAGGCCATTGTACCATGTACTCTTTTCATTGCACAATGAGCCTGGGCAGCATCCTCAATAACTTGCATCCCAAATTGTTTAGCAACCTCTACAATAGGTTTCATATTTACTAACTGTCCATAGAGATGGACGGGAATAACTGCAACGGCTCTTTCATGCAAGGCCAACTCTGTCATTTTATGAACATCGATCAGGCCATTTGAATCAACGTCACAATAACGCGGGATGTAACCCGCCTCTAGTACAGCCATAGCCGTAGCAGCAAAAGATAAGGCGGGGACTATGACCCGCGAACCGATGGGCAAATCAAGTGCTTTGAGGGCCAATATTAAGGCTGCGCCGCCACTCCCACAGGCCACACAATATTGTGCTCCACATATTTCTGCCCATTTTTCCTCAAAAGTGGCAACATATTTTCCAGAAATGAACTGCCCAGATTCGATAACCTTAGACATTGCCGCAAGCGCGTCTTGTATCATAGCCTTTGGTTCTGTGACATCAAGGAATTTAACTTGTCTCATTCTGTCAGGCCCCTTATTGGCAGCACTCTCATTTCAGCTTTACTATAGAGCATCTTGGGCATGATAAAGTCAAGCAGCCCAGTAAAAGAAGTATAGGGTTGTTCTATCTCGACCACAATAACTCTATAAGGCTGGTTTATCAATTCCATGTTGAAATTGACCTCATAACGCCCAAGATATACCCGCGAGGATGGATGACCCAAATAATTTGCCTGGACAAACACAGAAAGCATCTCAGATTTCAAGTCATTATACTCTACCAAAAATAATGCCGCTGTTTCTTTCGTGGCGGTCAACCATGTATTATGTTGATTGCCCCTACTAACCTCAATATCATAATTTTCAATATTGGCTGTATCTGTAAAAGCAGATGACCAATCAATAGAGACGAATGTATTAAGCATTGCTTTTTGATCAGCAATGAATAGCACGCTATCTATTCTTGGCGCTTTGAGTAAACCAAAGGGGAAATACTCATCAAGCTTGCTTGAAAATTCGCCCGTTGATTCTAAATTAACTGTCACGTATGAAAGGCGCAACATAGAGCCTTCCAACAACATGTCGCCAGAATAAGTAATCATATCTTCTGGCACAGTGCCCCTAGCTGCAAGGCGTGCTATCTCCCGCGCTTCATTGTCAACCCGCATCTGTGAGCCAAGCAATTTTGCGCCCTCAAATATCGTCACCAGCATAACAAGTAACACTGGCAATATAAGAGCAAATTCAACTAGGCCCTGGCCTCGTTGCTTTGCTTTCAACTTAACGCCTCCAAAACCTTGATCACCTCAGCGGCTTGCCAACCATAGCATCGATCCCACTTCCCAGATAAAAATGCTTTGACCATGCGTGTTAATGGTGGCTCCTCAAGCACAACTGCCAGGTCGTCAAATATTATCCGTTGTCCACTGCGCGGGACAAGCTCCACCTGGCGCATTTTAGGCCCACCATGCCAAGAAACGTAAGAGATAGCGGGTATTCCCCCATAATCCAGCGAGAAAGTAGCATAATTGCGATTTCTAAGAGCCTTGAGTGGGATATTTGGCGCTTTTCCAAAGATATAGTTGAACATGCTTATATCATGAGGAGCTAAATCCCACAACGCATCAACGTCTGGCCTGATAGGGCCATCATTCGTGCGCCGGCTGAAAATGTGGGAAAGCTCTATTTCAGCAACGGATTCTTTCAATCTCTCTACTTCTGGATGATATAAATAGACTAAGCTGCCCATACATTTATCATAAGCTGCCAACATAAGTGCGTCTGCGTGGGAGAGGGAAAGCGGCTTTTCTACTAGAACATATTTACCATTTTGCAATAGAGGTAACGCTGTAATATAATGCTCATCAGGTGGGGTAGCAATAATTGCTCCGTCAAAATCAAGATCATGAGGCAATCCTGGCATTGCTTTTATCTTGAATCTTGCTATTGCTTCCTCGCGCGCCGCGTTATTCGGGTCAACCACGAGCACACAGTGTCGCCCAAGCTCCCGGATATAATTCTTGCCCCAATAGCCAGCACCAAATACCACGATTTTCATTTAATCTCCTTTATCCGGCGTAATGTCTTTTTATCTACTAATTCGTGGCGTGCTTTCCAAATTCTGCCAATCTTTTCTGTATCTGCAAAGCTGCGAAAAATGTCACCAGGCCGTTCTGGCTTTATCTCAGGTTCATCTTCCCCGTGCAACATACGCCATAGGCCCACGATAGTCGTTTCGTTGCCAGTCCCAATATTGTAAATTCCCGGCTCCCAACGTTGTGCTGCTATCATGGCATCTACTACATCGTAAATGTGTACAAAATCTCGTGTTTGCAAGCCATCACCATAGATGATATTTCCACCGTTCAGGAACGAATTGATAACACCATGACCGCCTAGACCATAGACATTAAACAGGCGCAAAATCACGACTTCCAAGCCCAGCGCATTGAAACCCTGACAAATATTTTCTGCTGCCAATTTTGATGCACCATACATTGAAATCGGCAAACAAGGGCCGCCCTCTACCCCTGGCACAAAGTTGCCATATACCGCCGCCGATGACGCAAAAATAACCTGTTGAATACCCATTGCCCGTGCTTGAGTTAATACGACAGAAGTCCCCCAGGCATTGGTCTTATTCAAAACGTCTGGATGGCGTAAGTTATCTGTCCAGTCCATTCTAGCTGCTAGATGATAGACGACATGGCAACCTTGCATCGCCCGGCGCACCGCATCCCAATTTGTGATACTGGCTTGCATCACACCACATTTTGATAGACAATCGCCGAGATTAGAAGGATGTCCAGAAAAGAAGGTGTCAATTATTGAGATGCTATGGCCCTCTTTGAGCAATCGCTTGACAAGATATGAACCTATGAAGCCACAGCCACCAGTAACTAGAGCTTTCATTCAATGTCTGTTTCTATAGTTACAACTATTTTAGTATCCATATTTTCTGCTATTGTCTCCGCAGAAATGCCAAGAGAAAAGCCAGTACTAAATGCAGATATTAGATCGCATTCTTTGAGTCTTTCTATTATTTCTCTAAAAGCATATTTTGCCGCTTCAGATATGTGATACCATGCCATATCTTCATCTGTCTCAAGCCCTATCTTTTTACAGAATTCCCTATCTATCCACTCGCTATGGCCTTTAGCTAATATTTTCATTCTTTGCCTCCCGATTGAATAATATGGTAGAAATACCAGAGAGTGCAAGCCATGTCGCAATACCATCAAGTATAATATTTTTAATGAACAAACAAGCCGCTGCTATACCACCGATCCATACTGAGAGGCATAATGGGCAGAGTAAGAGTCTTCCCCAAAATGTGTCAGCTACATGCTCCTTACGTTCTACCTCATAACGTGATTCCATGTGATATGTTAATCCAATACCAGCCCTTGCTCTCAACCAATCGAAAATATCAAATGGGCCATCCTCATACACGAAAAGATGCGTAGTCCGATAGACTGCCAAGCCATAAACAACTAATCTAACCAGCCAATTCTCTGGCTTCATTCTTTATCCTTTTAGCCTTGCTCTCTGTAGTGCCGAGAGCTTCAGCAATCTTTTCTACTTTGGCCGCTGCAATATCAGCAAATCTTTCAAAGCCTGCGGCCAATAATTTTTCCGCCTTACTGGGGCCTATGCCTTTGAGTTGTGTAAAGTCGTCTTTCTTTTCTTTTGCCCGTAAAGCGTCAATCGCCGCCCCAATAATACTCTGCGCATCACTATAACTGCAACCCGTGATAGATGATAATTCAACTGGTGTAAGATCGACGATAGCCTTGTATGTTGTCACGCCAGCAATAACGAGCCTTTCAGCTTGTGGTCTTGTCAAGCCCTTGATACGGGCTAGGTTATCACCTGTATAAACGCGGGAAACGGATTGTTTCAATTTTTCAATCTTTTGTGGCTCAATTGGTTCTTTTGGTAATTGTGGGGGCTGTGCTGGCATAGTTGGGGCTTGTGTTATAGGCGATACGCCAGGCGCACCATCCATGCGCACCATTTGAGGTGGAACTGTAGATTTTGGTTCTGGTATCATTTGCTCTTGTATTGGCGTTGAAACTGGCCTTATCTGATAAGGCCCATGCTCGAATAGATGGCGATCACAAGCCTCGGCATAGAAGGTGCGCTTGTTTGCAGAGTAACTATACAATTTGCTTCGCGCACCCAGCTTGCGGATCATTCCCGTTTTTGGGCCGGTATAAGTCACCATGATTGCCCCACCAGTTTGTACGCCGCTGATATTTGTTGCCCTACTATTTACAGCGCCGCCTGTATACTTTCCTTTTCCGCCACAACTTGCACAACCCATCTTTACAGCCTCCTTAGAATGCCTACTGCGAATATATTTTACTAGTTGGGCATTTTTCTTGGTCGCCCGTGTCCTCATACTTCCATTTTTGTGATAACGATAATTGAAAAGGGGTTCTTTGATACGTTTGCCACACCAACCCAATTCAGCACAGGCGAGTGCAAATTCCCAATCCTCATAGCCAGATTTCATAGACTCATCATAGCCGTATCCGCGCGCATCAACTACCTGTTGCCACATATTGGCCTGAAAAAGAAATGTACAGGCATGTAAATGTTTGTCCCATAATTCTGGCCCAAAATCCTCAACTGGAAAATCATGCCATGCATCGCCGATAAACTTAAAGTCAGTATAGATATATTCATCGTTACCCATCTTTGCCATTGTTTTTTCGACGAATGTACTTTTGGCCCTGTCGTCAGCATCTAGGCAAACGAGATACTGGGAACCAAGCCGCTCAATCGCTGCCCTTATACCTGTATTTCTAGCTCCTGATAATCCCCTGTTTTCTTGGTTAATTAGCCAAACAGGCAGGCCGTCAAGAACTGTAGCTGGGTCGCCTGGACTGCCGTCGTTTACTACAATCACCTCAATATGAGGATAAATCTGCCCTAAAGCACTTTCGGCAGCTTCTCTCACCCATTGCTCTTGATCATATAGTGGAATGATAAATGTCACTATACCTCGCCCATGCCCAAAAATGTCTTGGTGATAGCCTTCCAGTTTGCCGCGCAGCAGGCGATCCTGACCTTGCGCCTCAGCATTTCTGCCGTTGGGATTAGGGCGATAGACGAAATGCGGTTTTGGTATTCTGTGCCACCGCGCCCCACATTTGGCCGCATTAAGAAAAAACTCATAGTCTTCCCAACTCGGATTCATCGTCGTCTTGAAACCACCAGTCTTTTCAAATACCCATCGCTTGAACAATGCGGCATAGCCGTGACAATTGGCTATTTTCAAAGATTCCAAATCTGCGGCCCGCGTCTTGATATGCTTGCCATTGATCAGCATATCAACGTTGACTATATCAGCACTAGTCCTGTTCATAGCCATTACCATATCGCCGATAGCCACTGGATGTAACATATCATCTGGCGATAGGATGATCATAGCATCGCCCCGTGCCTCACCAAAGCCACGATTCATAGCCCCAGACAAGCCACGATTTTCCTGGTGTATAACACGAATGCGCCCATCACGCTTTGCCAGTTTATCGGCAACGCTCCCGCTATCATCTTTGGAGCCGTCATTAACTATGATAATTTCAAGGTTCTGGTATTGCTGCGCCAAAAGGCTATTGATTGCATCGGGCAAGAAATGACCCAGATTGTAAAGTGGCGTGACAGTTGAAACTAGCACAATAAACTAAATCCTTTCGGTTTACTGTCTGCTGCCACATGGCAGGCTTTACACAACGTTACAAGATTGTACAGATCATTGGCGATTTCATAGTCTATGGCCTGTGCCTCGTAATCGTAGAACCACCTTATCTTACGTTTATGGTGGACGTGTACTATCTGCCACCATTTTTCCTGACCAGCTTGCTTGCCACACCATTGGCAAGTGTAATTGTCTCGTTCAAGCGCCCTTTTGCGTTGTTCGTGCCAGTTTGGGCCGTAGCCATTACGGGCTATTGCCAAGCCGCCTAGTGTCTTTGGTCTTTCCTTGCGGGTTAGAAAAGGCATCGTTGGTAAACCTCAAGCGTCCTTCGCCCCAACTCTTGCCAGTTATACCTTTGCTCTACCAACTGCCTGCCTTGAGCGCCAAACTCTTTTGCATTTTCAAGACATTCCTGCAAGCCCGCTATCATGCTGCTCATATCGCTATATAACATGCCGCCGCCATCTCTGAGCAATTCCCTATTGCCATCGCTATCCCAGGCCAGCACTGGCTTGCTACAGGCCCAGGCTTCCAAGATCGTCGTAGGACACACCTCAGAACCAGTACTCACGTAGACGGCACAATCGTTAATCACTCGACGCATTTTCTGTTGCTCACAAAGTCCAATTTGTTCAAGATTAGGCAATATATCAATTTCTGATGGTACAATCGTCGAAACAAAGCGATGTTCTATAAACTTTTGGGCCAACTTGTAAAAGTCTAGCCAATCTGGCCGGTAAAAACCTTTGCCCCATAGGATATAACCAACTTGTAATCCAGATGGCAATAAGCCTTCCCATTCCAAAAGGTCAATTCCATTTGGTATGATTGCTGTTTTGGGCCAATATTCTTTTGAGAAATGACGTTCTATGAGCCATGCCGCCACAGAGATAATATTGTGCGCCTTATGCATATTGTTTGTTACGGCAGGAATAGGCGGCACGAATCCGCCATGACACGTCCAAATATCTATTCGTCCGTCCCAAGTATAGGATGTTTGAAGGTGTATCAAGTCAGCTTCGATAGGACTTTCAACCGATTTTACTCCCAACCCTTTCAAAGCATTCTGTAAGTGGCGTATGTGTTCTTTTACGCCGCCGTTTCTTGGCGCGTTTGACATTGGCGGAACGTGCTTTACCCTCATTGATCAACTTATCTGGTAGTGCCCTATCAACCAGTGGATCATATATCTTTCCACAATACCAACAAAATGGCCGGGAGAATCTGTTTGGCGCACTAGTACAGGTTGAACATTCCCAGATAAGGGGAGGGGAATATCCCCTCCCCTTATCGTTGGCTATTTGTTTAGTGGAACTAGTGGAACCAGCCCTCGTCGTCATACCAGTATTGTACAATGTTTTCGGCTTCTTCTACGTCAGCAGCGATAAAGTAATTGGATTGTGGATCAACACTTAGAGGTGTGAACTGTTGCGTTACGCAAACGTTGTCGATCCGACCTTGTGCCCACGGCGCAGTGTACATGATGCGCGGGCGCGTCAAGATGCAAGGAGCAACACAGGCATTGTCGTATTCTACCCAGCGCAGGAAACGGCCACCTTGCTCAGTTGTGTAATAGGTATGGCCTGCGATATTACTCACGGCATCAGCGCCGAGATTCTGAGGCATGTACTGTCCCCAAAGCACCCGTTGGCCGCCGAGACGACGGGTCAACAGATAGATGTCGGTGCACCAGTATGGCGCATTTTGTTGGATCGCTTGCCAGTCGTGAGGCAAGATGTGGATGTTGAAACCATCAATGGTGATAAACCCGCCACCATACAGGCCGCCGTTGAACGAGTCACGGAAGGCTCGCATAGCCAGGTTATCGTGAAAGACCTGGTTGCCTACAGCGCCGCCAGTCCACAAAGTCGCATAAGCCCAGGCATCCAAGAATGCCCAGGCCATCCAGGACGGCATAAGCAATACAACATCGCCCTCGGCTGGCATACCGTAAGAGCTTTGTTGAATGCGCCAGCGAATGCGCCGCCACATATCCCGTACTTTCCAGACGATATTGCCATGTAGATTAACCAAACCATCGAGGTTATCGTTTAGCCAGTCAACTACCACGCTATCCATTTCCTCGCAGCGGTTGCCTTGTGTGCTTACGTATCCTGTCTGTACGATATTGGTCAGGCCGTCGAATTGATAACCCACGTTGGCATCACCAGTGATGAGCAGGCGGCTCATCTCGTGTTTTACCATGAGCGCGGCGGCGATGGTTTCCAGGTCGAGGTCGTTGTCGATCCGAACCATGCCAATGCCCTCAATCGGCAGTGTGTACGTCGGCTGCTTATCACATTTTCGTTCACCGATCATGGTGACGTTAACGCCCTCGCCGCAACCACGCAAAGTACCAAAGTCGCCTACCACATATTCGCAGGTTCCCTTCTCACTGGTCGGGGGATCATCACACGGGGAGCCATAGATAGTGCCGACTACAGTACCATCGGCTGTGCCTTGCTGGTCAACATAGGAAAGCGCCTTGACGAACCGCTCACAGTAAATGTCCTCAAAAAAGCCAAGCCATGCTACGAGCGGGTCGTCTTGCATAGTCAGGCCGATCACGTCATCAGGGCCACACAGGTTAAAGAGACCAGAGCAGCCATACATCGGCGCATCGGCCAGGGT